GCTGTTGCCCGTGGCCGATGCAGCACCGCTGTTGCCCGTGGCCGATGCAGCACCGCTGTTGCCCGTGGCCGATGCAGCACCGCTGTTGCCCGTGGCCGATGCAGCACCGCTGTTGCCCGTGGCGCTGGCGTGCCCGCATTCATCAGCGGCATGCGCCGGAGACTCAGGATCAATCGGCTTGGCGCGGCTGAAGGTGTAATCAACCGCCGCCTTGATCAGCCCAGCAAAGTCGATCTCGGCCTTGATGTGGATGCGCGAGCTGGCAACCTTGGTGTCGCCGTCATGGCGCGCGATCTCGCCGGATTGCTCAACCAGCGCGAAACGGTTGCCTGCCGGGGGGTAGTAGTTGAATACGTCCAGCGGATGCTCGCAGGCGTGATACCCGCGCTCGCATGCAGCAATGTGGCCGTCCATGCTGTACGACTGGCCCACGGCGTACTGCACGTCGCGGCATTTCAGTTGCGAGTCGAAGCCCTTGTAGGCCATGATGACCGCAGCAGGCTCCGCCGCCGCCCCAGTTGATTGAACCGACTCCGCCTTCGCTTGTTTCTTCGCCATCTGATCTCCTGTTGTTGCTGCGATGCCCTTTGGGTGGGCGGGCTTCGCTGTTGATGTGGATGAATCCTATACTAGAGAAACTAGTAACACAAGATAAACTAGCGTCAAAGGACGAGCCGCGATTACCTACGTTTGTAGGTAGCGTCGGTCTGACAGTTGATTACGGCGGGGAGTCGGCGAGCTGGGTCAGTCGCCAGCTGATCTTCATTGCGGCCATCACGGCATCGGCGGGCCGGTCTTTGTACGTGCCGGTATAGATGGCTTCATCGGCCCCGTTGCGCGCCCTGTAGCAAAGCGCCAGGCCGACTACCTTGCCTGCGATCGCTTCGCGCAGCAGCGCGCGCAAAACCGCGATCGTGCCCGCGTCACCTGCGCGCGGGACAAGAAACAGCACCGTCATGCAATTCTCCCTCTGTGCGCTGGTCATTTCGCACATAAAGAAGGGGCCGACGCCAGAGGGCGAATGCCTAACGCCTTGGTTTGCGCTTGTGCGGCTTTCCTTGATCTGGACGCGGGATGATGCGCGAAATGATCGCGTCAGGCTCTGTCGGTGGCGGCTGCGCACTGGAGCCGGCCAGTAGATCAAGCAGCCACTCTCGCCACTTTCCCTCTGGCGCTATGGCGAACTCGCCGAGCAGGGTTGCCGCGGTTTCTCTATCAATCTGCTGCAGCTCCATCAAGCCCTCGGCCAGCACTTCAACGGCCTGCTCAATACCCATGTCCGATGGGCCGTCAGCAGGAGCGGCCTCGAGCAAGTCATTGACGTTCGTGTCCAGCAGTTGCGCCACGATGGGCAAGAGCTTTCGCTTCGGGGCTGAGCCGCCGCCCTCCCATTGTTGGACGGTCTGCCACACCAGGGGCGGGTCAACGCCGGCCCGCGCGCTCACCTCCTTGGCGAGCTTGCCCATGGACCAGCCTTTGGCCTTGCGTTTGATCTTTATCAAGTCGTGAATGGTTGGCATCCCCAGGAATATTTCACCCGGAGGCTTGCAATCCAATACAAGATGGTCTAGCATCACTAGGAAATCTAGTAGAGGAAACGATGCCGGCCAAATTCGACCCAGCCAAAGCCGCCCAGCATGCAGTCAATCTGCTTGGCGGCCCAATACAGGCGGCCCGCAAACTCGAGATCGACCGCTACCAGACGGTTCAATCGTGGACGCGCAACCGCATCCCCGCAGAGTATTGCCCCTCCATTGAGCGTGCGCTCGAGGGCGCGATGAAGTGCGAGGAAATGCGCCCCGATGTTGACTGGGCCTACCTTCGCCTCGTCACGGCTTCCGACAGCAAACAAGCACATCGCAAAGCGGCCTGAGTCGCCATGCCCCAATTCCTCTACGTCTGCGGGTTCTCCAATGGCTTCGTGAAGGTGGGCCGCAGCAGCGACCCATCCTCGCGCATCGCGCAGCACGAAGAGCGGGTTTCCTGTCTCGGAATCCTGCTGAACGAATCGCACACGGTCGAATGTGCCGCGCACGTCCTGTCGGCTGAGTCCGCGCTGATTGAGTTGTGCGCCGCTGCCGCATCGGGTCGCAACAAAAACGAATGGTTCGACGGGCTCAACTTCGATGAGGTTTGCAAGTGGGCCGAGCAGTGCGCAACGCAACTGGCGTCGAGCGCCATAAGCAGTATCAGGGTAATTCGCGAGCGCCTCGGCGTCACGCAAACCGCATTGGCTGATGGCATGGGCTGCACCCAAGGCAACGTGGGCCACTACGAGCGCGGTCAGACCATTCCTCCTGACGCGGCGAAAAGACTGATCGTCTACGCCGCCGATCTCGGGCACCTCGTCACGTACGAGGAAATCTACGGTCCCGCGATCACTGCGCAGGCTTCGGCCTAACCGGCCATGCCCACCCCCGCACATACCCCCGGTCTCGTTCGGCTTGTACAGCCGAGCTCCCGTATGAGTTCTCCTCGCACGCGCTCCGCAATAGGCGCGTGCTTTGCCCCCGCTGACAACGCAGCGCGGGGCGTTTTTCTTCGTGTGGTTCGTCATGCGACGAACTGTCTCTTTTTTTGCCCCGCGAGTCTCCCCTAAACACCCATAGAAATTACGGAGGCATCAGGTGAAGCTTTTTTACGACGATGAATTCGATGCGATCGCAACGGCCATAGGCGAGAGCGGAAAGAAGTTTGGCGACGTGGCCTCGTTCATGTTTCCCGACATGAAGGCCGAGAGCGCCTACGCCAAGCTCAAGACGTGTTGCAGCCCCACCGGGGACCAGCGCCTTACGTTCGGGCAAGTCATCCGCCTGATGAACTACTGCGAGCAGTACGACCCGCTGATGCACGCCTGCGATGAAACGCTGCACGCGCGGCCGGATCGCAAGGCGCCAGAGGATGAAGCGGTGAAGCTGGTCGAAGTGATCAGCGGCGCGGCCAACACGATGGAACGCGCTATGAAGGCAATCGAGCACCTGAAGGCGCGCGGTGGCATCAGGAGTGTTGCATGAGCCTGACCAAGTTCTACATCGCGCGCTACAACAGGCTGCAAATCACGATGGAGACAGTCGAGCGCGAGACAGACAACTCCGTTTGGATTGGCGGTCGCAGAGTCAAAAAGCAGTCCGAATGGCGCTGCTATTTCGACACGTGGGAGCAGGCGCACGCACACCTTTTGGATGATGCGGAAACATACGTGGATCACTGCCGACGCGAACTGAAACTTGCCAACTCCAGATTGGGCAACGTCAAAGGCATGAAACGGCCGGCTCCCTCTCCGGTGGAGCGCGCGATATGACCGACCGCGAATTGCTTGAACTGGCGGCAAAGGCGGCCGGGAACGGCGCTGAGTGGTACGCATCGCTTGGCATGGGCGTTGAAACAGGCGGAGTCGTCCCGAGGCTGTGGAACCCGCTGGACAACGATGCCGACGCCTTGCGGCTGGCCGTAAAGCTGGACCTTGAGATTTACCAGGGCGTGAACAACGAGTTGTCTTGCGCCCACGCTGGCTATGCGGTCCTGAATCGAATCCTCTATTGCATCGAAGTGCATGAGGGCAGCGGGAAAGAAGCCGCCACTCGTCGCGCCATTGTCCGCGCAGCCGCTGAAATCGGGAGGGCGATGCCGTGAAACTCAACACGCGCCAGCTCGAACTCCTGCGCTCAATCGCCCACGCCCCGCGCCGTCTGCACGACATGACGGGTGGCCTTGAAAGCTGCGCCCCGGCGACCGTGCATGGATGGCTGGATCACTTCGTAGAAGCAGGCTTCGTCACCGAGCCGCAAACGCATCGGGAGCCGTACACCATCACCGAGGACGGGCGCTGCTACTTGGACAGCCTGCCTCAGATCGTGCCTGCGGTGCTGATCTGCGCGGCTTCGATGCGCGAGCCCTACACCGGAACGCGCTGGAACATACGCGAGGGCGGGGAAAGCCATAAGCAATACCGGAGCTTGACCGCATGAAGCACAACGCTGACCGCGCCATCTTCAAGGGGCTGGGGCGCAGGGGACGGCAGGGATGAACACCTACGAGTCATTCCTTGCGTCCAAGTCGCAGGCCGGCGCGCAAGACGGGTTTGAGCCGCTGTGGATGCCGGATTTCCTCTTTGACTTTCAGGCGGTCAAGACCGAATGGGCCATCCGCAAGGGGCGCGCGGCGAACATCGCTGACTGCGGCCTGGGCAAGACCCCAATGTCGCTGGTGTGGGCGTCCAACGTGGCGCGCAAGACCGGCAAGCCCGTGCTGTACCTCAATCCCTGCGCGGTCGGCCCGCAGATCGTGCGTGAGGCCGACAAGTTCGGCGTCGAGGCCCGCATCTCGCGCGACGGCTCCAGCAAGGGCCACATCATCGTGACCAACTATGAGCGCCTGCACCTGTTCACCCCCGGCGACTTCGGCGGCGTGGTGTGCGGCGAAAGCTCAATCATCAAATCCTTTGCTGGCGCTACCCGCGGCGAAGTGACGCAGTTCATGCGCAAGGTGGAGTACCGCCTGCTGGAGACGGCGACGGCCGCGCCGAACGATTACGTTGAGCTTGGAACCTCGTCCGAGGCCTTGGGCTACCTGGGCCACATGGACATGCTCAATCGCTTCTTCAAGAACGATCTGAACAACTCGGCGACGGGCCGCATGCGCGGGGAAGTGATCAAGTGGCGCCTGAAGGGGCACGCCGAGGTTCCGTTCTGGCAATGGGTCTGCTCGTGGATGCACGCGATTCGCAAGCCCTCAGACATGGGGTTTCAGGACCGTGCATTCATCCTGCCGGAACTGATCGAACGCGAAACGCTGATCAAGGCCAATACGCTGGCCGAAGGCATGCTGTTTGAACTGCCGGCCGTGGGCCTGAAAGAGCAGCGCGAAGAGCGGCGCCGCACCGTGCAGGAACGCTGCGAGGCCGTCGCCAAGCTAGTGAACCCCACCGGCCAGCCCGCGCTGGTCTGGTGCGACCTGAATGACGAGGGCGACGAGCTGGAGCAGATGATTCCCGATTGCGTCCAGGTCAGCGGTTCAGACAGCGCAGAGGAAAAAGAAGAAAAGCTGCTGGCGTTCGTGGACGGCAAGGCCCGCGTTCTCGTCACAAAGAAAAAGATAGGCGCATGGGGCCTGAATTTTCAGCACTGCGCGCACATCGTTGACTTCCCCTCGCACTCGTTCGAGCAGCGCTACCAGGGCGTGCGCCGTTGCTGGCGCTTCGGGCAAAAGCGACCGGTGCGCGTTGACACCGTGACCACCGAAGGGCAGCAGGAAATCATCAGGAACCTGCAGCGCAAAGCCAAGCAGGCCGACGAGATGTTTTCGCGGCTGATCCAGCACATGAACGACGCCCAAGGAATTGCGCGCGTCAACCACCACACAAATCCAATGGAGTGCCCGCAATGGCTACGGTAGCGGATCAAGTCATCACCGAGAAGTACGCGCTTTATAACGCCGATTGCATGAGCGTCATGGGCGGCCTGCCCACGGGCAGCGTGCATGCGTCAATCTACTCGCCCCCGTTCGCCTCGGCTGGCGTGGGCGGGCTGTACGTCTACAGCAGCGACCCGCGCGACCTGTCCAACTGCGACAGCTACGAAGGCTTTTTCAAGCAGTACACCTTCATCGTGCGCGAGCTGGCCCGCATCACCATGCCGGGGCGCCTGTCGGCGGTGCACTGCATGGACATCCCGCGCAGCAACAGCGGCACCGACAGTTATATCGACTTTCCAGGCGACATCATCAAGTTGCACGAGCGCGAAGGCTTCGAGTACGCCGGCCGGCACATGATCTGGAAAGAGCCGCTTGAGGTTCGCCTGCGCACAATGCAAAAGAACCTGGCGCATGCGTCCCTTGTGGCCGACTCCATCGACTGCGGCATTGCCTCAGGGGACTACCTGCTGCTGTTCCGGCGCAAGGGAAAGAACCCGGTACCGGTGCGCCACCCCATTGGAATGCTGGAGTATGCCGGCGAGCGCATGCCGCCCGCAGATGTGATCCGGTATCGCGGCTGGACCGGCAACCAGATCGAAAACCGCTTCTCGCATTGGATCTGGAGACAGTACGCCGATTCGATGTGGGATGACATCCGGTTTGATCGCGTGCTGCCGTATCGGGAGGCGCGCGACAGCGAGGACGAGAAACACGTCCACCCGCTGCAGTTGGACGTAATCGAGCGCTTCGTCATGCTGCGCAGCAACCCCGGTGAGGTCGTGTTCTCCCCGTTCGCTGGCGTCGGCTCCGAGGTCTATATCCCGGTGCTGCTTGGGCGCAAGGCTGTCGGTGCGGAATTGAAACCCAGCTACTTCCGGCAAGCGGTCAAGAACGTCGAGGCTGGCGCCGCCGGCTATCGGTTCGACAAGCAGAACCTCGAAATGGTGCTTGAACCAGCCGAAGCCGACATCTGACCGGGGCACGCCATGAACACCCAAACCCCACCCCGACTCTCTGCTCAGCGGCAAACGGTTTCACCCGGCAAACCCTGCGAACACAGGGAACTGGATAGCGTCGAGCCCTTGACAGACGCCGAGCACGTCAAGCACATCGAATCCTGCCGCCTGCTGATGCAGCTTGCCAGAGCCCGTCACAGGGGCTCGCATAGCCGCTCAGACGAGGCCGAGGCCCTGCGCTGGCAGTTCGCCATGAACGACGCCATCAAGGCCCGCCAGGACGCCCAGCGCGAGCGCCAGGCCGCGGAGAAGCTGGACGAGCTTTGCTTTGACGGCCGCTGGACCGATGCGGTAGTCAACCCGGCCGCGGTGCGGCGGCGCATCTCGGGGATGGCATGACAACTCCGACGCTGGACGAGCGCGGCATCCCGGCAGACCTGCTGCCGCAGACGCGCGCATGGTTCGCCCGGCAAATGACCCACCTCGAGAAAAAGCACGGCGACAAATGGCCGGCGCATCGGGGCTGGCTGGTGGACTACCTCAACGAAGAAATCCGGGAACGGTTGGGAAAGAGGCAGCTTGGGTGAATTACTACAAACGGCACATCGGCGACTACGCCGCGGCAACCCGCCATTTGAGCCTGCTCGAGCATGGAGTCTATGCCGTGCTGCTTGACGTTTACTACGGTTCAGAGAAGCCCTTGCCGGCTGATCTTTCTGCTGTTTTTCGCTTGTGCGGCGCAACAAAACTCGCGGAGAAAAACGCAGTCTCAAATATTCTCAAAGAATTTTTTCACTTGGCCGAAAACGGTTTTCATCAAATTAGGTGTGATGAAGAGATAGCCAAAAAACAGGAAAAAGGACAAGCAAATCAAGAACTTGGGAAGCTCGGAGGTAGACCAACTCTAATAACCGATTCGGTTATTCCAGATAACCCAAACGGTTTGCGGTTAGTTTCATCGGCGGAAACCGAATCGAACCCAAGCCATAAGCCAGTAGCCAATAGCCAGTATTCACAAGAAGGTACTGACGTACCTTCTGCGGCCGACAAGTCGGCCTTGCCCGATTGCCCGCATGTGGCATTGATCGACCTTTTCGGGCAAGTCCTGCCGGAGCTGCCGCAGCCGAAGCCAGAAATGTGGGACGGCAAGAGCGCCGAGTACTTGCGGGCACGGTGGCGATGGGTGCTGACGGCAAAGAAGCGAAGCGGGGCGAGGTACGCCACAAGCCGAGACGAGGGGGTGGACTGGTTCCGCAGGTTTTTCACCTACGTCTCCGGGAGTGATTTCCTGATGGGCCGGCGCGGGGACTTCACTTGTTCGCTGCAATGGCTGGTCAAGGCCGCGAACTTTGAGAAGGTCGTCCAGGGTAATTACGAAAACAAGGCGGCTGCATGAGCGCCGTGCTGCTCGAGCCCGAAGGCTTCATGGACGGCATTGCCCAACTGCGCATCCCGCCGCACTCCATCGAGTCGGAATCAAGCGTGCTGGGAGCCCTGCTGCTGGACAACGGCGCATGGGACCGGGTTGTCGACCTGTTGACCGAAGGCGATTTTTACCGGCTCGAGCATCGGCTGATTTTCACGGCGATTGTCCGAATGATCGGCGCCGGCAAGCCCGCCGATGTGGTGACGGTGTTCGATGAGCTGGAAAAGACCGGGAAAGCCAACGAGGCGGGAGGTCTGGGCTACCTCGCATCGCTGGCGCAGTTTGTGTCCGGGACGGGAAGCATCCGCCGCTACGCCGAAATCGTGCGCGAGCGGGCCATTCTCCGCAAGCTGGTGACTGCCAGCGACGAGATCGCTGCGGCGGCATTCAGCACCGAAGGCAACACCATAGCGCAGGTTCTGGACGAGGCCGAGCGGAAGATTCTGGCGATCGGGCTGAGCCAAAACCGGGGCGCGGATGACGATTGGGTAAGCGCCTATGACGGCATGGTCAATCACAGCCAGATCCTCGAGCGCCGGCACGCCGGAGAACTGACCGCCTGGCCGACCCACCTCCCGGACCTGGACGAATACCTCGAGGGCGGATTGCGCCCGGGGGAGTTGGTCATCGTCGGCGCCCGCCCGAGCATGGGGAAGACTGCCCTTGGGCTGACCATCGGTGTGAACATGGCGGCAGAGCGGCCCGTGTCGGTGCTTTCGATGGAAATGAGCCACATGGAGGTTAACGACCGCCTGACGGCCATGCTCGGCGGCGTTTCGCTGTCCGAGGTCAAGCGGCCGGCGCGCGGCGAAGGCTTGGACTGGACGCGGGTTTGCGATGGCACCGAAAAAGCCAAGTACCTGCGCATGCAGGTATCCGACCAGGGCGCGCTGACCATCAATCAGGTCCGCAGCAAAGCGCGCAACGCCAAGCGCAAGACCGGGATGGACGTGCTGGTTCTGGACTACATCGGTCTAATGACCGGGCTCAATCCGAAGGACAACCGCAACACCCAGCTTGGCGAGATCAGCCGCGGCCTGAAGGCGCTGGCCAAGGAACTGCAAATCTGCGTCCTGTGCTTGGCGCAACTCAATCGCAAGGCCGAGGAACGGGTTGACCAGATGCCGCAAATGAGCGATTTGCGCGACTCCGGCGAAATCGAGCAGGACGCGGACGTGATCATTTTCATCAAGCGCCCGGTCATGGCGAACCCGGAGCTTGGGCTCGAGTGGAAGCACTACGCCAAGGTCAGCGTAGCCAAAAACCGGCAGGGGCGCTGCGGGTATCTGGACCTGTCCTACATCGGCGAGCAGACGCGATTCTCGAGCTGGGCTGGGCCGGCGCCAGTGAAGCAGAAGGCCGAAACGAAACACAAAGGGATGCAGTCATGAGCTTCAAGAAGCTGGTCGAACAAGCCGCCCGGCAGGCGGGCGTTGATGCGATGCCGGCGCCGTGCCAATGCCTGCGCACCGAAGTGCGCGAGCGAACTATCCGCGGCGGATCAAAGCAGTTTGTGCGTCAGTGCCTTGACTGCGGCGAGTCGGTTGGAAATCCTGTCAAGCAACTCGGCGCGGTTGCCCCATTCGATGAGGAACTGACGCGTCGGGACCGGGAACGCCGCACGGCGGTGCGCCTAGCCGCGCAGGAAGCAGAAAGCGCCCGCTGGTGGGACAGCTATCACGGCTACATGGCGAGCCAGGAATGGGCTGATCTGCGCACCAAGGTGCTCGAGCGCGACAAGTACCTGTGTCAGGGATGCCTGACGGCAAAAGCGACCGAAGTCCACCACGTCACGTATCAGAACTTCGGCGCAGAACTGGCGTTCCAGTTGCTTTCCCTGTGCCGTCCATGCCATGAGCGCTATCACGCGAAGTCCGATGAATGACCTCACCCGAAAAATCCTCACCGCCACCCGGGCAATGCTCAACCTGCCTGACGTGTGTGCGGTGGAGCGTGAGCACCTCGGGGCCGATGGCCGAGCAAGGGTACTGCCTGTGTCTGATCCGCCCGAGCTGGGAATTCAAGGCGCCGTACTTTCATTGCTTACAGCACCAAATAGCCAGCCCGGCCACTGTTGCAAAGCGGCTGGCGTGGGAAGCGCAGAGGCTTGCCAAGCATGCGGGCTCCCGGTGACTTTTAGCCAATGTGCGAAGTGCCGGGGCGGGCTGGCTTGGGAGGGGGAGGCTTGATTAACGTTACCGTCCCCATTCGCACCGTCAGCGGCCTGAATGTCCGCGAGCACTGGAGAGCCCGCGCGGCAAGGGTGCGTAAGGAGCGCGAAACGACCGCATGGACGCTCGCTGGCAAGAAGCCGCCCCCATTGCCCTGCACGATCAGCCTGACGCGCGTAGGCCCGTCCAACGGCCTGGATGACGACAACTTGCCGGGATCGTGCAAGGGTGTTCGGGACCAGATCGCCAAATGGCTCGGGATTGACGACCGCTGCAAGCTGGTGACGTGGAAGTACGACCAGCGGCGGTGCATGCAGGGCTGGTCCGTTGAGGTGGAAATCGCATGAAACCGCACCTGAAGATGAATCGCGGGATGTGGCTGTGCGGGGTTATCGGCCAGCCGCCGCTGTTTTGGGCTGTAGCGCGCACGCCAAAAGCCGCGTTCGACCTGTGGAAAAGGTGCCAGCCGTGAGGTGCATCCGCTGTCATCGCACCCTCAAGAATCCCGCAGTGGACGGTATGGGGCCGAAGTGTTTTGCCAAGGCAGGAAAGCCCATCCCGGCGGTAGACGTTGATCTGTTCGGCTACGACACGGCTCAAGCTGCCCAAAGTGCCAGCGAGCGGGTTCTGGTTCACATTGAATCGCTATCCGTAGAGGCCATGCTGGGAATAAGGCATGCAGCGGCTGCGGCGCGCAGAAGGCTGGGCGTCTGGTCATGAAACTCACCAAGGCTCAGCGCGCGACATTGCGCGAAATGTTCGGAGGCCGCTGCGCGTATTGCGGGCACGATCTTGGCGACAAGTGGCACGCCGACCACGTAGAGCCTGTGGTGCGAAAACTTGAGTTCGTGCGCGAAGAGGGCCGTCCGACCACGATGCGCACGACCGGCGAGGCGTGGCATCCCGAGCGCGACCACATCGGCAACATGATGCCCGCGTGCGTGCCTTGCAACATCCGCAAGGGCGGCGAGTCGGTGGAGTCGTTCCGCACCGGCATGGAGCGCGCCATCGAGGTGATGCGCAACAACCACTCCACCTATCGCCACGCGCTGCGCTTCGGGCTTGTCACTGAGCACACAGGGCCCGTCGTTTTCTACTTTGAGCGGTTCGCCGCCGAGCGGAGGGCGGCGTGACCAAGGCCAAGCCGATCACCCTTGACGACGAATTCAGCTACCCGGTGCACAGCACGGGCACTGCTAGCGTGCTGCCGCCGCAGGCCGAGGATGACCTGATCAAGCGCCTGCACGCCGTGGTGAAGGAGATCACCGGCAAGGATGTAGAGGTGCCGGAAAAGCCGCGCATGGGGTTCCTGCCGTGAACGGACACACCTATTCCGTCGCCCTGTACGAGCCCGAGCAAGGGCATCGGCAGCTTGTGTCCCTGTGGCCCGAGCTGAAGACGGAATTGCAAAGCGGACAGCCGATGTGGCTGGAAGCCATGCCGCTGGAAGAGGCGCGCGACTTGCAGCGCAACCGGGAATATTGGGGTTTTGTCCTGCGCCCGATCAGCGAACAGGCCCAGGTCGAAGGCATGGGCGCGACGGCTGAGGGTTGGCACGATTACTACCGCTTGATGTTCCTCGGCTACGAGTTCACCAAGGTTCGCATGCCCGGCAAGAAGCGGCCCAGCATCCGCCGCGCGCTGAAGTCCACCACGAAGCTGTCAAACAAGGCCATGCGCGAGTACATGGAACAGATCAGGGCACATGCGGCAACCACCTTCGGCGTGACATTCCCGGTCCCGCCATGGGTTGAAGAAGAGATGCGGCGCGGCGCGATGCCAGTGGCGAAGACCACCATCGACATGGAAACGGGCGAGATTTTGCCCAATCAGGAGGACTGACATGGCAACCGTCCAACCTTCCCGCAAGCCCGATTACTGGCGAATCGTGGATGGGAATGGTTCAAACCAAAGCGCCAAAGCGGCCAAGGCAAAACCGGAAGTGCCGGCACCGAAGAAACCAGCCAAGAAGGCGAAGAAAGGAAAGAAATGAATGCTCATTTGACCACGGCGGGTCCGGGTGAGGGCGCTATATCGGCTCGACCCGTCGTGATCTATCACGGCAACTGCGCGGACGGTTTCAGCGCCGCATGGTGCTTCTGGCACAAGTACGGCGATTCGGTCGAATTCCACCCAGGCGTTTACAGTGATGCCCCGCCGGACGTGACCGGCCGCTGCGTGTATCTGGTGGACTTCAGCTACAAGCGTGCCGTCGTGCTCGACATGCTGGAAAAGGCAACACACGTCTGTCTGATCGACCACCACAAAACCGCGCTGGAAGACCTCGCTGGCATTGAGAGCGAGAAGTTCAGCACCTTCACCGACTTGGAGCGCTCTGGGGCAACGCTGGCATGGGACTTCTTGTTTCCCGGCGAGCCGCGTCCGCTGTTGCTGGGCCACATAGAGGACCGCGACCTGTGGCGATTCAAGCTGCCGAACACGCGCGAGATTCAAGCCAACATCTTCAGCTACGAATACAGCTTCGAGCTGTGGGACAAGCTCATGTCGGCGGGGCAAGTAGAGCTGCTGCAAATGACCGTGGCAGGAGCGGCAATTGAGCGCAAGCACCACAAGGACATTGCCGAACTGCTGAAGGTCTGCCAGCGCCGAATGGTGATCGGCGGGCATGATGTACCGGCCGCGTCCATGCCCTACACGATGGGCAGCGATGCGGGTCACGCGATGGCGCAAGGCGAGAAGTTCTCAGCCTGCTACTGGGACACCGCAGAGCATCGCATCTTCGGGCTGCGCTCGTCGCCTGAAGGCCTGGACGTGAGCGAGATCGCTAAGGCGTACGGCGGGGGCGGCCACGCGCGGGCGGCCGGATTCCGTGTCCCGCGCGAGCATGAATTGGCGCGAGCCTGAGCCGCCGTAGAAGCGCAGACACCGAACGGCAATGCCCAAATGAAATACTTAGCTGAAGCGCTCCTAACGATTGTCGCGGCCACATCCTGGCTTGCCGGGCTGGTGTTTGCCTCTGGTTTCTGGCTGACCACTGCTGCCGTGTTTTTCCCGCCCTATGCGTGGTATCTGGTGGTCGAGCGCGTCATCAGGGGAATGGGATGGCTCTGAAGCAGCGCAAGCCGATGAAGCGGACAGCCTTCCGCCGAATCCGCGCGAAGCACGAACCCGCAGTGCCGCGCGAGGATCGGCCAACGGCGCATGTGGCTCCAACTGTTTCACGGGGAACCTATGCAGTAACAGGGGCGGGGCAAGCGCAGCCGAAGCGCCCAGCCGACCGATTGCAGGCCCTGCGCGATCTTGCCAAGGGCGAATCCTGCGCCGGGGTGAATTGCCGCTGCCAGCCCGATACGACGGTCTGGGCGCATTCCAACGAGGGCGCGCAGAACAAAGGGCTGGGCTACAAGGCAAACGACAGTTCTGGAGCATTCCTTGGGCGCGAGTGCCATGACTACGTGGACGGGCGTGACGGATCGAAGTCAACGCAGGAGCAGCGCGTTGCCGTGATGCGATTGGCGCAGATGCGCACCCGCGAGCGCTTGCGCGAGATCGCCGGCAGCAGAACCGAAAAGCTCTGGAAGGTGCGCGCCGCGCGCTGGGCGCTCGACCAGCTTAACGCTACACCCGTAGGAGAGACAGCATGAGCCCAAGCGACATCGAAGTCTTGATTCACTACCACTGCTGCGTCGACCAGCACGAGCGGATAGAGGCGCCAGCGGTGGCCGATGGCATTCGCTGGTTTCTGGAGAACGGCCTACTTCGCCAGCGGCTGGAAGAAAGCAAATACACCTCGTCTTACGAAACAACCGAGCGCGGTAAAGCGCTGATCGAAGCATGGTGCTCGCAGCCGCTTCCGGTGCAGGTGTGGGTCATCCCTGAAAGACCTGAGAGAGGGTTTGCAAACACGCTGGAATGGGCATTAAGAGCATGACCACCAACCCGCCAATCCCCGCCGACCCCTGGAACCTGCGTCCCTCTGAGCGCCGCGTCATGTCCGCTCTGGTGAGGCACGGCTGCAACAAGAGGATCGCCGCAGAAACCGGGCTGCTGTTGACCACCATTGAGAGTGAGCTGGCATCTGCTCGAAAGCGCATGGGCCAGTCTAACCGCGTGCTCTCCGCTCTGATGTGGGATCGCTACGAGAGAAAAGCTGAAATCGAAAGCGCGCAGCCCGCATGGCTGCAATCAACTTAGGTTAGGAGAAAGACGATGAACAACGGTGGACAAATGATCGGCGCGGCCGGCGGATTCGCAAACGACTACGCGGCAAAGGGCCAGTACGCCCAAACGGAACAGGTTCGCCGGCCGGAAATCCCGCGCTACATGGAGGAGCTGGAAAAGAACCTCGGCATGTGCAGCGAACTACTCAACATGCTGGAAAACAAGCTGTCTGGGTTTACCAGCGCCGATCCGCCGTCACCCGGGAAAGATTGTGCGGTTACCGCGGCAGCGCAGACGGGCATGGGCACGCAGATGCAGCAATTCGCCAGCCATGCCGCAACTATTGGCGCCCGCTTGTCGAGCCTGAATCGCCGGCTGGAAGTCTGAAAAGCGAAACGGGCCAGCGCTACCAACGCCAGCCCGCTCCAGATTACTGCCCCAACCCTCGAACAGTTGGGATTATCAATCTGGAGCACAACAATGGCAACGATTTTGACGGAGCGATATTCATCGGCGGTGAACGCGCGCAGCCTCGCGGTGGACGAGCGAACCACGATGAGCGACAGCGATGTTCTCGGGGCCTACGGACTCGCGGCGCGCAGGCTGGAGCAGGGGTTCATTCCCACGGCGCGCGGTGAGAGTACGCCGATTCGCCCGGTTCCGCTGGCCGTACCGCTTGAGCGCCTGTTCGCCGGGGATGAGTCGGCGGTGCGCCAGATCGTCGGATTGCTGGCCGACTTGGCGTTTGACCGCAGCTGGAAGATCAAGCTGAAGGTTACGCGGCTGGAAACATGGGATATGGCTTGGATCTGCCTACAGTGGCACCGGGACTCGGCCTGCCCGGTTTGCGGCGGTCATGGCTATGAGCTGATACCCGGCACACCGACGCTGGGAGATCGCGTCTGCAAGCCTTGCCAGGGGCTCGGCAAGGTGTCGCTTGAGGACGCGATAGACCCGGACAACGACAGCCCCGGGCGGCGCGATCTGGCGCGGTGGATGGTGGCCGAGATGGAAAAGGCTTCATCGGTTGCAGGGGCCGCGGCGATGAAAGCGCTGGCGCCCAAGTTGGACATTTGACGAAGATCAAATTGGCGCTATGGACTTGATAGCATTGATGTGTTACAACCGCTGCACCTGTATATAGGCCGGGTGAGCCGGTTACAAGACAAAGTCGGGCCCAACCAGAGTTGGATGGGTGTCTCTACAAGAAACGGAGGCTCAAGTGAGCTTTTCCGAATTTGGCAAGCTCCCCTGTAAGAGCCTGCCGACCGAAATCCTCCTTTTGATGCGCGACCAAATCTGCAAGGAATTGGACCGCCGCGGTCATGTGGGCGTTGGGCCGGATACCCGCGAAATTGGGGGCGGCTTGTTTGGGAGGCGTAACAAGGAACTGAAGGAGGCCAAGGGCTGGCGCTTTCGTCTCCGTGAGTTGGACGCCTTGATGGAGCAGGACTGGAGCGATCTCTTTCCTGCTGGAAGTGAAGATCGACGCTTTTACGTCTACGCCCATGTCGACCCCAAGAAGGCGCCCATCAAGAAAATCGGCGGCTATCAGCTCCATATGCCGGGTACGCCGTTTTACATCGGCAAGGGCTGTGGGGACCGCGCCTGGGACTTGAACCGAAACGAAGGGCACGGCGTCCAGCTAAGGCACTTGAAGCGCCAAGGCGTTGCCGCCAGCGAAATCGTCTGCTTGGTGCGCGAAAACCTGACTGAGCGCGAAGCCCTGGAAATCGAGTCGAAGCTGATCTACTTCTTCGGCACAAAGTTTGAGGCGGGCGGCAAGGGGATTTTGGTCAATCTGAGTTTCCCCGCGCGGCCAGTTCATGCGGTCGAAACAAGGGACCGCCCTAAGATTGAAGACGTTTCCCGCCGTCTTGGCTTGCAAATAGCCGACTTCGAGGAAAGAGAAGCTCGCGCCGAGCGCGCATCGTCATTTTCGGCGGCCTGGACAGAACACAGAGCGCCCTAATTCCACCCCATTCGCGGCCCCGCAAGGCCGCACCCCCATTCGGCGCGAAACGCCAGCGGAACGAAACCGGCGCGCTCAATGCGCAGTTGCAGGTTTGCGACATTTCCGGTCAATCGCCCGCTGCCCCGGTACTTGCCGGCCGCCGGACCCTAAAGGGCATTCAGCCCAAAGCGTGACCACCTGGCCCCGGCCCGGATGGTTGTGCAACCCTTTGCCGGGAATGCCGCTGAGGCGGCAGAGAAAGGCAATCATGGAAAAAGTTGAGATCCGGGTGCGCCCGGTGGTCCGTCATATCGTCACGCGCCACACGGAGCGCCAAACGCTGCCAGTCGGCCAGAAATACGCTGACGGCCCGCGCAGCAGCCTTGAGACGCTGGGCGAGTTTGACAACGAGGCGCAGGCCGAGCAAATGGCCGCAGCGCTGCGCAACGCGCTGCCCAAGCCGATGAAGTACGCCATTGTGCAGCGCAGCTTCGATGTTGATGTGAAGGTCTATTACGCCAACGAGCGCGAGCAGGCTGAGGCGTACTGCCGCGAGCTGATGGATCACTTTGGCGTGGAGTTCCGCATCTTCGCCCGCGAGCTGACCGATCCGATCGCCAAGGCTCGGGCAGAAGTAACGCCAGCAGGCTGCTGGCAGCCACTTGGCCTGCCGCCGCTGGCGGTGATGCAGCAAGCGCAGCCGCGTGTAGAAGCCTAACCGGCGCGCAGTAGCCAAATAGGCTGAATTTCTCTGAATTACCACTAAACCCGCCAAACAACTAACGCCGGCCGCAATGGTTCCGCGAAGGCAAGGCGGCCCCCAGCTGTTAGGTGGGCAAACCTTCAGCCACCGGACGACGCCCAGCACCAGCCCGTATCTCCCTCCGGGCGGCTGGGCGCCGAGCCGGACCAATTTTGAAGGAAGCCGAATGGAAATCACCGAAGCCATGATCCGCGCCGAAGTCCTGCGCGAGTTCGCCGAAGTGGCTTCGATCGGGCGTCCCTCCACCGCCAAGCACAAACCCTCCGCGCTGGACGACCGGTTCCAGATGACCCTGACCGGGGACGATCCCAAGCACCTGGAAGTGCAGTACGCCGGCAAGCGCCGCGCCGAGGTGGATTTCCCGGCCGAGGCCCTGACCTGGGCGCTGGACCGTTTCAACGCCCAGATCGCCAAGCCGCTGGCGGTGAAGCTTTTCAACAGCTACAGCGGGCAGTAATGGCCGACCCGATCCAACCGACGCTGCCCAACGGCTTGATGCAGGCCCTGATTGGGCGCCTGCTGCCGCAGAACCGGCTCGCCCTCCTGGGCTCCGGCATGGCCTCCAACGCCGCCGCGGACATCAACGGGCGGGCCTACAAGCTGCACGTGCAGGAAGCGCAGGCAATGGGCCAACAGCCGCTGTCGCCGGAGCAATTCCAGCAGATGCAGCAGCGCGGCACTCCGGGGTAATTCCCCCACAAACTGAGCCGGCAGTTCTCCGGTGTCGCGCCGCAAGGTGCAGTGATAAGTGAGCGAGGACTGACATGGCCTCAATCGAAAAGAATCAATCGCAATCAAAGAAATCAAACGGGCGCGGCGGAAAGCGTGCCAATGCTGGGCGAAAAGTAGGCTCTGCCACCAAGAAGACTCGCGAGATCGCAGATCGGGCCGCCGCAACCGGCGTCACTCCCCTGGAGATCATGCTGGCTTCGATGTGGGCATTCGCCAAGCAGGCGAAAAAGGAAAAGGACGCCGGGCTTAAACTGCGGCTGATGGCCCAGGCCGCCGACGTGGCCAAGGATGCGGCGCCGTACATGCATCCGCGCCTGAACGCCATTGAGCACACAGGACCGGGCGGCGGGCCAGTCGAGACCGTGAGCCGCATTGAGCTCGTCGCGCCGCATTGAATGGCTGCGACAGTACGGCTTGAACTCCCACCCAAGCTGATCCCTGTTTTTGACGGGGAGGCGGATGTAAGGGGGGCCTACGGCGGGCGCGGATCTGCCAAGACGCGCAGCTTCGCCAAGATGACGGCGGTTCGCGCCTATATCTGGAGCAAGGCGGGACGCGAGGGGATCATCCTGTGCGGCCGGCAGTTCATGAATTCGCTGGAGGACTCCAGCCTGGAGGAGGTCAAGGCGGCAATCCGATCGGAGCCATGGCTGGCCGAGCACTTCGACATCGGCGAGAAGTACATCCGCACCAAGGACGGGCGGATTTCGTACTCCTTTGCGGGCCTGGACCGCAGTATCGAAAGCATCAAGTCCAAGAGCCGGATCCTGCTGTGCTGGGTGGATGAGGGCGAGCCGGTTACCGAGGATGCTTGGGCGATCCTGCTGCCGTCGCTGCGTGAAGAGGACAGCGAGCTGTGGGTGACGTGGAACCCGAAGCGCAAGGGCAGCGCCACCGATAAGCGCTTCAAGGCCGCTAACGACCCGCGCTACAAGGTCGTGGAGATGAACTGGCGGGATAACCCCTGGTTCCCGGCCATCCTCGAGCGCCTGCGGCAGAAAGACCTGGCCGAGCGGCCCGACAGCTACGAGTACATCTGGGAAGGCGCTTACCTCACGGTCGTTGAGGGCGCCTACTACGCGGCGAGCCTGACCAAGGCCAAGGCTGAAGGGCGCATTTCCCGCGTTCCATTCGATCCGCTGATGACGATCCGGCTGTTCGTGGACATCGGCGGGACCGGCGCCAGAGCGGATGCGTTTTCGATGTGGCCGGCGCAGTTTATCGGCAAGGAAATTCGGACCCGGGACTATTACGAGGCCGTTGGGCAGCCGCTGGAGGCGCATTTGCGTTGGCTGCGCGACAAGGGCTACACGCCCGATCGGGCTCAGTTCTGGCTCCCGCATGACGGCGCCACGCAGGACAAGGTGTTCGCGGTGTCCTACGAATCGGCGCTGAAGGCGGTCGGCTACAAAGTCAAGGTTGTCCCGAACCAGGGCAAAGGCGCCGCCAAGGCCCGTATTGAGGCTGGCCGGCGCATGTTCCCGAGCATCTGGTTCGACGCCGAAAGCACCGAAGCCGGGCGCTCGGCACTGGGCTGGTATCACGAGAAAAAGGACGAGACCCGGAATATCGGGCTCGGTCCCGAGCATGACTGGTCCAGCCACGGCGCCGATGCATTCGGGCTGATGTGTGTGGCCTACGAAGAGCCGACTGTCAAGAAGCCGAAGCAGTCGGCCAACGATGGCGGCTATCTGGGAGACCAAGGATGGATGGCATGAAACCCGGCACCAGAATGCACGGCCCCGCGTCCCTGCGGCTGTCGTTCAACACGACGATCCCGGCGCACATGCGCGGCGGGCTGCTGGAGTTGTCGCACCTGATCGTCCCGGAACAGCACCGCCGGCAGGGCTATGCCTCGATGCTGATGCAAAAGGTCTGCGCGGAGGCCGATGCCGCGGGCAAGGTGCTGCTGATCATGCCAAAGCCCTATGACGTGATCGGCATGGACGCGGACCAATTGCAGGAATGGTATGGCCGCTTCGGGTTCGAGCTGATCCAGCTTCGGCCCGTCCTGATGGCGCGGCAAGCCGGCGCGCCCGAACGCTTCACCCCCAAGCCGCTGGCCTTTTCGATGGCCGCGGCGAACATGGTGCAATAGATGGCAGACGAACCCGACAAGCTAGGCAGCAAGCGCGACGGCGGGGCCGATACGGTCGTGAGCGAAGCGAAGGTACGTTTCGAGCGCGCCAAGACTGCCTACAGCGCCAACCGGACCAAGGCGGTCGAAGACACCAAGTTCGTCATGGGTGACTCGGACAACAAGTGGCAGTGGCCCGCCGAGATCATCGCTGCCCGCAAGGCGAACAACGATCAGCGTCCCTGTCTGACGGTCAACGTCACCGCCCAGCACTGCAACCAGATCATCAATGCCATCCGGCAGAACCGACCGCAGTGCAAGGTATCTCCCGGGGATGCGGAGGCCAGCAAGAAGACCGCCGAGATTCTGGGCGGGATGGTGCGCAAAATCCAGTCCGCCAGCAACGCCGATGTGGCGCACGACACTGCGGCCGAACACGCCATTTACGGCGGCGAGGGCTACTGGCGCATCTGCACCGAGTACGAAAGCCCCAAGAGTTTCAGCCAAAAGGCGGTCATCCGCCCGATCGCCAACCCGCAGCTGGTCTATGTTGACCCATTCCCACCCGATGGCGACCCGCTCAAGCGCCAATGGGGGTTTGTCTTTGAGGATATAACCAAGGAGGAATGCCGGCGCCAGTACGACGTTGAGCCGGCGAGCTGGAATGCCGATACCAAGGGCGGCTGGGTCACTGACACCACCGTTCGCATCGCCGACTACTACTACTGCGTCAACGAGCCCGACACGCTGTACCTGCTGCCCGACGGCACGACGGTGCTGGAAAGCGAAGCCAAGGCCCAAGGCGGCGACAAGGCCGTTGCCACGGTCAAGGCGCTGGCCCGGCAACTGCAAGACGCGCAGGGCGGCAAGACCAGCCGCGCCACATCAACGCCGAAGTGGAAATACTGCAAGCTGATCGGCGGGCACGACAAACCGGTCGATGAGAAGGACTGGGCCGGTGACTACCTGCCGATCATCGCGGTCATCGGCAAAGAGCTGAATGTCAACGGCGAGATCGTGCGCAAGGGTGTTGTGCGCGACTTGAAAGACCCGGCGCGCATCGTCAATTACTCGTTCTCGGGCGCTATCGAAACTGTAGCGTTGCAGAACAAGATTCCCTATATCGCGGCGGCCGAGGCGATCGAGGGTTACGAGGACCAGTGGAAGAACGCGAACCAGAGCACGGCCAGCGTCCTGAACTTCAATGCGTTCGACGACAACGGCAACGCGATCCCAAGGCCAGAACGCCAGCAGCCCGCCGTCATGCCGCAGGCACAACTGTCCATGCTGCAACTGGCGGTGGAGCAGATGCGCGCGGCCAGCGGCCAGCAGAACGCCAATTTCGGCATCAGGAGCGAAGCCGCTTCAGGCGTCGGCATTCAGCGCCTGAAGGTCCAGGGCGAAACGGCGACGTTCCATTTCCCCGACAACCTGGCGCGCGGGCTGCATGATGAAGTTGTCGTGCTGATCAACCTGATTCCCAAGGTCTATGACACGCGCCGTGTCGTGCAGATTCTAGGGGTGGACGGCAAGGAAGAGCAGGCCACGCTCGACCCGGATCATGAGAACAGCTACGGCGAGATTACCGGGGCGGATGTCGAAAAGATATTCAACCCGAATATCGGCAGCTTCAACGTCGTGATCGACACCGGCCCGAGCTACCAGACGCAAAGGCAGGAAGCCTCCGCGGCGATGACGGAACTGGCGACACGCAACCCGGCGATGATGCAGATTGCCGGGGACATCGTGATGCGTACCTACGACTTCCCGTTCTCCGAAGAGCTGGCCGAGCGCTTCAGGAAGACCATCGATCCGAAGCTCATGGACGATAACGGCCAGCAGCCAATCCCGCCGCAGGCCAAGGCGATGATGGACCAGATGCACCAGCAGATTTTGCAACTCGGGCAAGCGCTGGACGGGGCCTCGGGCGAGCTGGCGAAGCTCAAGGGCGACCAGACGATGAAGTTCAACGAGGTGCTGGTGAAGGCGTACGCGGCCGAAACCGACCGCATTACGGCTCTTGGTGGCGCCATGACTCCAGACATGGTCATGCAGCTGGTGCAGCAGACCATTGCCGAGGCGATGGAGCGGCCCGACCCGATGCAAGGCGAACAAGGGCCGGATTTGGACGACGGCGGGATGCCGCAGTTGCAGGCACCGCAAGGGCCTCAGCCACCGCCGATGGATGGCGGAGCGCAGCCGCCTGGACCGCCTCCCGATCAATTCGCAGAACCACAAGAACCCGCTTCGGCGGGTTTTTTGTTGCCCGATGAGGGCGCGGCGCAGTTCCCGCCAGCAATGGCCGCTACCGGAGCGCATCCGGGTCTTGGCTAACGCCAATCCTTTCCAGAAGGAAATCCAAATGACTCTCGAAACAGAGGCAGGCCAAGCCGCGGCCGGTGTAGCCACCGAAGCGACAACCACTGTAGCTGCGCAGACCAATGCAGCGACGACCGAGGCGGGCACTGGCTCCGCTGAAGGTGGCGAACAGCAAGGCCAGGCTGCCGAAAAGACGTTCACTCAAGCCGAGCTGGATGACATCGTGCAGAAGCGAGTTGCCAAGGCGGAAGCCAAGGCAGAGCGCCGTGTCCTGCGAACCTTGGAGCGGGTAATTCCGCAACCGCAAGGCCAGAGAGCAGCCCCGACCGAGCCGCCAGCAAACGCCGCGCCGCGCCGCGATCAATACGCGAGCGACGAGGAATACCTGGACGCCAAGGTGGACTGGAAGTTGGCCCAGCGCGAGCAAGCATCCGCCCAGCAACGGCAGAAGGAGCAGAGCGACAGGCTCGCCCAGACCACGGACCAGATTTACGCGAAAGCGGCAAAGCTGCCAGGGTTCGACCGCGAAGCCTTTGACGAACTGCCGCTGACCAAACCCATCGTGGAGGCCTTGGTTGAATCCGACCAGGCGCCCCAGCTGATGGCGTACATGGCCGGCCACCCCGATGAAGTTGCTCGCATCGCAGGCTTGAGCGCCGGCCGGCAAGCCGCCGAACTGGGAAAGCTGGAGGCAAAGATTGCCGCCACTCCCCCGGTGAAGACCTCCAAAGCCCCCGACCCGATCACCCCGATTGGCAGCGGGAAAACGCCCGTGCATTCCTTGCAGACCGCCGACATGGACACCTACATCGCCGAGCGGAAAAAGCAGGGGGCGCGCTGGGCTCGATAGCCACTTTTGAAAGATCGCAATGAGCAATACTTTTGCCACCTGTTCGATCGTCGCCAAGGAATCTCTGGCGGTGCTCGAAAACATGCTGGGGTTCTCCCAGAACGTGAACCGGGACTGGGAGGCGGAATTCACCAACGCCATGTCCGCGGGCTACACGCCGGGGCAGACCATCAACATCAAGAAACCCCCGCGCTACACGTACCGTGCTGGCCGGGTTGCGGTGCCGCAATCGACCACTGAAGGCACTGTGCCGCTGACGCTCTCCCAGGGCGGCTGCGACATCAGTTTCACCTCGGCCGAGCGCACGCTGTCGGTGAACAAGCTGGAAAAGAAGATCGCCGCGGCGATGGCCCCGGTTGCCAACGAAATCGACCGGCAAGGGCTGGCGATGGCGCACTACGCGACCTACAACACGATCACAACGGCCAACCCGAACACGCAAGCGCTCGCGTTCGCCGCGATTGCCGGCGTGAACCAGCGCTTGGACGAGATGGCCGCCCCGCGCGACCGCAACCGCTGCCTGATCATGAACCCAGCCATGAACGGTGCGCTGATCCAGGGTTTCGGCGGCCTGTTCAACAACGCGGCCAAGATCGGCAAGCAGTACGACTCCGGGATGATGGTCGATTCGCTGGGCCTGGCCTACGCGATGGACCAGAACGTTGACACGCACACCAACGGCACCCAGGCCGTGGCGGCAACGGTCAACTCCGTGGACGGGGCGAACCAGACCGGCCCGAACCTGACGGTGGACGCAGCTGTCGTGACTGGCACCATCCCGCGCGGATCCGTCATCAACATCGGCGGCGTCTTCGCGGTGAACCCGCAAAGCCGTGTCTCGACCGGCGTGCTGATGGACTTCGTTGTGACGGAAGACTTCGCGGGCGGCGTTGCCACCCTGAAGATCAGCCCGACGATGGTGGCTACCGGCGCGTTCCAGAACGTGACGGCGCTGCCAGCCGACAACGCCACGATCGCCATCAAGGGCACCGCCTCGACCGCCTACGCCTGTAACGTCGGCTTTCATGAGGATGCCTTCACGCTGGCGATGGTGCCGATGTGGGCGCCCCCGGGCGGTAAGGGCGTGATCGATGTCGCGCAGGAAGAGCACAAGGGCTTCCGTGTGAAGGTCACGGAGTTCTACGACGGCACCAACGACGCCAGCATCATGCGTCTGGACGTGCTGTTCGGCTGGTGCGCTCCGTACCCGGAACTGTCCACCAAGCTGATCGTGGTGTAAGGGGAACGACCATGACCGTTACCCTCAAACGCGCCTATGGCGCATTCGCATCCGGTGCCGTCGTCACGCTGCCGGATTCCACGGAAACGGCGCTGATCGCGCAAGGGCTGGCTTCGGCCGGCCCGACCAGCTCCACGGCACCCGCCAACTCACTGAGCCTGATGACTCAATTCGGCAACGAAGCGCTGATGCCGAACGCAGGGCAGACCACGACCACGACCCCGAACGGGCCCAGCATCATCCCGACCATTCCACTGACGGCGTTCGCTTCGGCGGGCACCGATGGTGTCTGCGTGGCCGGCACGTTGTACCTGAGCGAGGTTCGTGTTCCGGCCCGGGGCACCTTCACGGGCATCGGGGTGCTGAACGGGTCAACGGTGGGGACCAACAAGCATCTGGTCGCGCTGTACGACACGAATGGTGCCCTTGTGGCCAATTCGGCAGTGGCTGGTGTTACCACGTCCGGGGCCGACTCGTTCCAGCAACTCGCCTTCACGTCGCCTGTGACGCTGGCGCCGGGGCGGTACTTCATCGGCAACCAGATGAACGGCACCACGGACAAGACCCGCAAGATGAAGGCCGCGGACTCGCCCAACGTGTTGACCCGCTCGAGCACGGGAGCTTTCGGGACTATCCCGGCAACGGTGACGGTGCCAACGGCGTTTGTGGATGTGGCCGGGCCCATCGGCTACCTGTACATCTGACGATGTGAGCATGGAAAGGGGCCTCTTCACGGGGGCTCCTTTTCTTTTGGGAGATTGAAGAATGAAGCAGGAATATCCGAAGTGGATTTACCCGGATGGCGATGTGGCGAAAGGCTTCATCGTCAAGGACGCGGAAGAGCACGCCGCCCGTGCCTCCGAAACGAAAACCTATGCCGATGGCTCGATGGCTACCGGCCTGGCACCGCTGCCCGACCAATCGCCGGAAGAACAGCACACCGTCGAGACGCTGCGCACTGCTCTGGACGCTGCCGGCATCGCCTACGACAAGCGCCTCGGGCTGGAAAAGCTCAAGGCCCTGCTGCCTAAGTAACCCAAGGAGAGCGCCATGTCCGTCACCCTCAGCCGCCCGTACGCCGGTTTTGCCTCAGGCGCGACCGTCACTTTGCCAGACGATACCGAGGCCGCCCTGATCGCACAGGGCCGCGCGGTGGCGGCTGTGACGGACACCGTGGGCATGATCCCGCTGATGCTTGTGCGCGATGCAAACGGCGTGCTTGGCGTGCTGGATCAGGTCACCGGGGCCGTGATCCCGTTCGCCGAACTGACGGCGGCAATTACCGGGGGGACGATCAACGGCGCGACCATCGGCGCCGTGACGCCGGCAAGCGGCGCCTTCACCACGCTGGCGGCCTCCGGGGCGTTCGGCGCAAACGGCGCGGCCGCGCAGACCAAGGCGACAGTGGGCGCCGCGCTGAATACCTTCGCCGCCGGCACGCACGGTTTGTCCAGCGATGCCGACATGACGGCGCTGCTCAACCAGGTGATCGCCATGCGCGCCGCCCTGGTTGCCAACGGAATCGCCACGACCTGAGGCTGAATCCATGCCCGTCATCCTCACTGCGCCGACCACCAAGGCCAGCGACATCATCAATCGTGCCTGCGACCTGTTCGGGTACAAGGATGCGACCGAAACGCTGAGCGCAGGGGAGCAGACAGCTTTCCTGGCCGTTCTGAACGACATGCTGGACCACTGGAACACCCAGCGGCTGTATATCGTCAATGTCGGCGAAGTGGTGCAGACGGTCTCCGGCCTGCCGATCACCATTGGCCCCGGTGCCACCATCAGCATCGTGCGCCCGATCCAGCTGGAGGACGGCTCGTTCATCCGCTCCAACGGAGTGGACTACCCCATCCATTGGATTTCCCAGGACGCCTACAACGCGCTCGCCGTGAAGGGCGTTCCTGGAGTGCTGTCCTATTCCGGCTACTACCAGCAGGCGGTGCCGGTGGGCTCACTGTACCTGTGGCCGTACCCGAGCACACCGGTTGAATTGCATCTTCAGGTGCAGACCCAGCTGACGCAGTTCGCGGACTTCGGAACGACCTCGTACAACCTGGCGCCGGGCTACCGCAAGGCGCTGCAATACAGCCTGGCCGAGGAATTGGCCGCTGGCAAGCGCGATCTTCCCGCCAGCGTCATCCGCATCGCCGCCGCGGCGCGCCGGGCCATCAAGCGCGTCAACGTCCAGCCGCTGGACCAGTCGCTCAGTGCCGGCGGCAGCATGAGCCCGAAAGCGGCTTTCATCGCGGGCCTCTGACATGCGCGTGCCTTTCTGCGGACCGTCGTACACAGCGCGCTCGCTGAACGCTGACACCCAGCGCTCGCTGAACTGCTACCCCGAGATGGACAACAACTCGCCGCGCGCAGTGATCGCCATGTACGGCACGCCCGGGATGACCTTCCTCGGGGCCATCGGCAGCGGGCCGATACGCGCCATGCTGCGCGAGGGCCAGACCACCTACGTCGTTTCCGGCTCCGAGGTCTACAGCGTCGTTTTCACCGTCGGCTATGTCGCCACCAAGCGCGGCGATGTCGGCACGGCAACCGGCCCCATCGGCATTGCCTCCAGCGGCCCGGAAGTGCTGATCGTGGACGGTACCGCCGGCTGGATTGTCACCACGGCGACCAACATCATGACGGTGATCGCCGATGTGGACTTCCCGACCGGCGTGACCCGCGCGGCCTTTCAGGATGGCTGGTTTCTGGTCACCGGTGACGGCACCCAGAAGTTCTACAAAAACGAGTCACCGTACAACGGCATGGCCTGGAACGGCCTGGACTTCGCCTCGGCGGAAGGATCCCCCGACAAGACTATCAATGTCCTGTCCGATCACCGCGAACTCTGGCTGTTCGGGGACAGCTCGGTTGAACTGTGGGTCAACACCGGGAATGCGAGTTTCCCGTTCGAGCGCTCGGGAAACACCTTCATCGAGCACGGCTGCGCTGCGGCTGATTCCGTTGCCAAGCTGGAAAACACGATGTTCTGGCTCGGCACCGATGACCGCGGCGGCGGTGTGGTGTGGAAGGCCCAGGGCTACACGCCGGTTCGGGTGTCAACTCATGGCGTCGAAAAGGCGCTGCAAAGTTACACCACGGTGTCCGATGCGCGGGCCTTCACTTATCAGCAGGAGGGGCACGCCTTCTACGTGCTGAACTTCCCGACCGCCGACAGGACATGGGTCTACGATTCCACCACGGACCAGTGGCATGAGCGGTCCTGGCGGGAGCCGACATTTGGCACCGATCACATGTGGCGCGCGGCCTGTCATGTGTTCTGGAACTTCGACCACCTCGTCGGCGATTATCAGGTCGGGAACTTCTACAAGCTGGAACTGGGCTCCAACCTGGACCAAGGCAACCCGATCAAGCGGTTGCGCACGACGCAGACCATGGAAAAGGAGCAGAAGCGCCTGTTTTTTCCGTCGCTTCAGGTGGATATGGAAACCGGCAACGGCGGAACACTTTCGCTGCGCTACTCCAACGACGGCGGGCACAGCTGGTCCAGCGCCAAGACCGCCTCCATGGGCTCGACCCAAGATGCGCGCGTGATCTTCAAGAACCTCGGCAGCGGGCGCAACCGGACTTGGGAGATTTCAACGATTTCCGATGCCAAGTTCGCCGTGTTCGGTGCCGTGGCTGACGTGGAAGCAGGGCTGTCCTGATGGCGACTGATCTCCAGCTGTTCCCCTCGCGGGTGCCGATCGTGAACAAGGACGGTACCGGCACGCCGGAGTTCCTGCGCGCCCTCGGCACGCTCGGCCGGGTGGTGACCGGCACCGAGCCCGCCAGTGCGGGCGTTGACCCGGCCGTGAGCGGCCTGCTGGTCCCATCCTTCAGCATGCTCCCGGTGGCCTCGGGCGGGCCGGTATCGCGCAGGTGGGAGTACGCGGCGACCAACCCGAACACATGGAACACCCGTTCCGGGATGATGACCTTCAAAGGGAAGTTCACCTGCAACAGCTATTTCGCGGCCAACCCAAGCGCGCATTTCGTGGTCGGCCTGCGGGTTGACACCGCTGTCATTGCGGTACAGCCGCGCTTTCATGGCATCGCCTGCGGGAACCTGTCGGGAGCTGCCGAGGGCTGCCCGCACTGGCCGGCGATGCAGATTGAATCCCGGGCAACGGGCCTGGATCCGGGGGGTGCCTTGCGCATGCTGGTGCCCAACGCCTGGAGCCCGCAGAGCAGGACGATCCTGGATGGCATCGAGTACGACCTGCTGATCCAATCCAAGCTGGTGGCCAGCGACCGCAGAACGGTGCGCTTTGTGCTGTCGGTGCACAACGCGGCGGTCTCGGCCGCAGGCGATAAGGTCTATGACATCCTGGTCGATACCGGGGATGTGCTGGACCCGAACACCTATCTGGACATGACCCAGCAGGGGCTGGTTTTCGCTTCGGTGTTCGAGGACAACCTGGTGCCGTGGAGCATCGATTGGGGCGACATGACCGTCACTTGGTCGGACGCGCCTGATGTTGTCACCGACGCCACGGCAAGGGTCAGCCGCTACGGGTCGGACTTCGAGGGGAATGTAAACTTTATCGGCAACGGCCGGCGCATCAAGATCGTCTGCAACGGCGCCACGGTGCCAAATTGGACACTGTTCCAGTCGCAGACGGCGAATACCGCCACCTACGTCGGGGCGATCCCGGAGGGCTCGGCAACGGCCTCGGCGCTGATCGCGGCGAACAACTCGAGCCCGGTCAATTTCAGCTATGCCAGCCTGGGCATGAACGGTGCCAGGGCGGAACTGACGACGCTGAACCTGGGAACTGTGCCGGCACCGCCACCGCTGGATGTCAAGATCGGCACGACGACCATTGCCACATTCGACACGGCCGGCGGCACCAGGGGTATCCTGATCAACAATGCCGGCGGGGGTGGTTCGGCCGGTACCTGGACACGCTTCCAGTCCGACACGACAAATGGAAACAGCACCGTAGTTGTCGTGCCCAACGGGACGGCGACGGCCTCGAACTTCCTTGCGACCAACACGCCCACTCTGTCAGGCGCGTATGGATACGCCTCTTGGGGCATGAATGGCGCGAACGCCGAATTGACCACCTACGGGATCAATGGCGGGGCGAATCCTCCCATCAATGTGTCGATCGGCGGCACGCAGGTTGCCGCATTCGATGCGACAAAGCAGACGCTGCTCAAGGATCTGCTGTTCTCTGGCAATACCCTGAATGTCCTGCTGAACAACGCGAGCGGCGGCGCCTCGGCGGGGAACTGGACCCGCTTCAAGACTTCATCTGCAAACGGCAACACGTCGGTCCTTGCGGTTCCCGATGGGGCGGCGACCGCGGCGAATTTCATCGCGACGAACGCCCAGTCCCAAGCCGGCGCCTACGGCTATGCATCCCTGGGGATGAATGGGGCGAATGCGGAACTGACGACGCTTGGGGTGAATGGAGGGGGTACGCCTCCGCTGCATCTTGTCATTGGGGCGACGACGCATATCGTGGACGGAACTGGCCTGACGATCTCGGGGGCTTCGCAAACGATAGGGCAGGCCTCGACCCGCCTGACCGGGCTGAACAACGTCGGCGGGGCCAATGCGACGGCGCTGACCACGGCGGCGCAGAACCTGGAAACCTACTGCACGGCCAACAACATTGCGAACACCGTCAATGCGGCACTGGCCGGCGGAGCCAATGTCGGGCAAGTAATTGAGCTGGTCCTGATCTCGGCCTACGCAATGATTTCCGGCCTTGTGGCCGACAACAACGCGCGAAAGATCAGCTGATGAACGAGCCCGACACCAGCGGCCTGAGCGAGAAAGACGCGGAGGAACTGCGCGAACTGATCGCAAAAGTTCCGAGTCAGCCCAACGACCACTTTGCAACGCCGAGCCACCTATTGAGCGAACTGCGCAAGCGCAAGGCGCAGCGTGAAGCCGGATCGAACTGAACACTGAAGGACGCACATGGCAGCAAACCTCTCTCCTGACCAGCTCGCATGGATGCGCAACAAGCTGTACCGCACGGCCACTTCAGGCTCGGGAGCAGTCGCACCGGGCCAAGCCTTCGGCGCGCGGGATCTGAACCAGACTGCGGACAACGGCGACACCTTCCACACCAGCTATGACCAACTCAATGGCGGGATGGGCGCCGAAGGCGGCGGCGGGATCGGTGCGCAGTGGACACCCACCGGCTACCTGCGCGACAAGATCGCCGGGCACAACAGCGTCGGCGACACGCAGGAAATGTATGACCTCTACGGTCAGTACATCAAGGATGGCGTGATCCCGCCGGACACGACCATGCAGCAGTTCCTGACGGCTGCGGCGATGATGGCGCCCGGGTTTGCTGCTGGTGTTTCGCCTGGGATCAATGCGGCGCTGAGTTTCGGCACGAACCCGGTCATGGGGGCGGGAGCTGCGGGCGGCGGCGCTGGAGCTGTTGTGGGCGGGCCAATGTCGGTAGGCGGTGCCGCGGGGACTGATCTGGCTCCGCTGAGCGCCGCAGGCGGTACAGGGGCGGCTGGCGGCACTACGGCGGCGGGCGGCGCGCTTCAAGGCTCATCCGCTGGTATGGCCGCGCCGGCAGGCTTGGGCGCAGGCACCGGAGCCGCTGGAGCCGGAACTGGCATCCTGGAAGGTACTTCGGCCGGAATGACGGCCCCTGCTGGCCTTGGCGCCACTGCTGCGGCGGGGGCGGGCGGCGGTGCTGGAGGTGGCGGCGGCATCTGGGACACCGTTGCGAAGTACGCCGGCCCGGCGGCGGCGGTTGTCGGTGGCGTCATGGGTGCCGGCGCGGCGAAGGACGCCGCCGATGCGCAGGTTAAATCCGCAGCGGATGCGAACCAGCTCGCGCGCGACGTTCTCAACAAGCAGATCGAACTCAATGACCCCTACCGTCAAGCCGGGCTGGGCGCGCAAAACCGCATGATGACGCTGCTTGGGCTGACCCCTGGGCCGGCGGCAACCAGCCTGGACGGAAAGCCGGTAGCGGGAGGCCAAGCGCAGGGCGACCCCACTGACCCGGCATACGGCTCGCTGATGAAAGATTTCAGCATGGCCGACTATCAGGCTGATCCGGGCTATGCGTTCCGGCTGTCCGAGGGCCAGAAGGCGCTGGACAACACCGCTGCGGCGCGCGGTGGCCTCCTGGCGGGACGTGCGGCCAAGGACATGACCGCCTACACACAGGGGCAGGCCAGCCAGGAATACGGCGGAGCCTATAACCGCTACCAGACCAATCGCAGCAACAAGCTCAATGCCTTGCAGTCCGTCATGGGCGCCGGGCAGACCGCGACGGGGCAGGTCAACGCCGACGCCGGCAACTACGGCGCCACGGCGGGCGGCAACATTACCGGGGCCGGGAACGCGAAAGCCGCGGGCATCGTCGGCGGCGCCAATGCGGTCACCAACGCGATCGGGCAGGGGTACGGCATGTACCAAAACAACAACCTCATGAACATGCTGCAACGGCCCGGCGGCGGCTACGGCTATTAAGGAGCGACCATGCCGATTGATTCCAGCATTGCCCTGGGCGTCAAGCCCATGCAGATCGAATCGCCGCTGAACATGATGGCCCAGGTCATGCAGATCAAAGGGGCGCAGAACCAGAACGATCTGGCGCAGTATTCGCTGAGCAAGGCCCAGCGCACCGACGCGGACATGAATGCGCTGATGCAGCACTTGTCCAGCGGCGGAGACTTGAGCACGCCAGAGGGTCGGGCTGCGGCGTTCAAGGTTGCCCCGCTGAGCGCGCCGGGGATGATCGAGACTCAGCTCAAGCAAAAACTCACGGAAGCGCAAACGCAGGATGCGGCGGCGAAGGCGACCAAGGCTCTCGGCGAAGCTGGGCATCAACGGATTTCCCAATACCGCGATCAGTCGCAAAACATCACCGACCCGCAAGGCGCCGCCGCGCTGGTGACGGCCATGCACAGCGACCCATTGCTCAAAGACTCGGCCATCAGCCGGGTTCCGCTTGCTCAATGGCTCGCTGAGATTCCTCAGGACGCTGCGCAGATTCCAGCGTGGAAGCAGCAATTCGCACTCGGCGCGACCAAGTTCACGGAGCTGAACAAGCCCAACGTGCAGGTCCGCAACACCGGAGGTAGCACCGACGTGCTCACCATTCCGGGGATGGGTGGCGCGGCGCAGGTTGTGTCCAGCGTCAAGAACACGCAAAGCCCGGACGCGCAGCTTCAGGCCAGCACTTCGCGGGCGAACAATGCGGCCAACATCGCCAAGGACTTGCAGGTGGCCGGCATCGGGCAGGGTGGCACGATGGACGAGAACAGCGAGCGCACCGCGCAGGCCATCGCCAGCGGACAACTTCCGGCGCCAACCGGAATCGCCCTGCTCAACCCCAAGAATCAGCGCCTGCTCGGCCGGGTGATGGAAATCAACCCGCAGTACGACGCGACCACCGTGACGGCCAAGAAAGCCGCGGCGACGGCATTCACCAGTGGCCCGCTCGGGAACGCGCTGCGCTCGGTATCCACCGCCAACGCCCACTTGGACCAGCTGGGGGAATTGGCCGATGCGATGAACAACGGCAACATGCAAGTCGTCAACAAGGTCCAGAACTACTTCGCCACGCAAACCGGCTCCCCGAACGTGACGAACTTCGACGCGATCAAGAACATCGTCGGGCAGGAAGTGGTGAAGGCGATCGTTGCCGGCGGTGGCAGCATGGCCGAGCGCGACGAAGCGGCCAAGATTTTCAGCAGTGCCAGTTCTCCGGCGCAACTGAAGGGCGCGATTCAGCATTACCGGATGGTGATGGGGGCGCAGGCGACGAACCTGATGGAACAGCGCAGGGCGGCGGGCCTGCCGGATTCGACGCTGCCGAACTACAGCCGGGCGACTGCTACGCCCCCGGCAACCCCCGGTGTCGTTGACTTTCGGAGCCTGAAATAAAATGGACGTTCGCCTACCCGACGGGACAGTGATCCAAAACGTCCCGGACGGCACGACCAAGGCCGATCTGGTGACGAAGCTCAAAGGCAACGGCATGGCCGTTCCTTCCGAGTGGCTGGACGCCAGCGCCCCGCCGGCCGCTCCGACGGATCGCCAGAACCTGCTGGCCAGCGTCCCGATGCGCCTTGCCAAGGGCATGAAAGACCCGATCGATGCCGCAGCGCAGTTGGTGCAGCGGGTCTTGCCTGACCGGCTTGTGAATGCCGTCAACAGCGCTGCGAACGCCATCGGTGGCGAAGGAACGTTTACCGGAGACGTTCTCGGCATCAAAGGCGCCAGCCCCGACCAGCTGACCGCCGATATCCGCGGCTCGAATCAGGAGTATGAGGCCGCACGCAAAGCCACGGGGCAGACCGGGACCGATCTGGTGCGCCTAGCGGGAAACGTGGTGAGCCCGGTCAATGCCGCAGTGGGCCGAGTGCTGCCGGTACCGGCCATCGGCAACAGCATCCCGAAACTAGCCCTGAAGGGCGCGACGGCCGGCGCCGCAGGCGCTGTGACGCAGCCGGTCATGACGGATGACTTCTGGACCGACAAAGCCAAGCAGGCAGGCGTTGGTGCGCTGACTGGCGCTTTGCTGACCCCGGCACTGACCAAGGCATCTGAATCGGTCGCGCGCTACGTCACCGACAAGATGCGCAATGGCGCTATCAACAAGACGCCGGAGGCGATCCAGCTGGAGCTGAAGGCATCGCTGGCGCAAGACGACATCGATATCGGTCAAATCCCCAAGATCGTTCTGGACAAGATGACCGCCGAGGCGCAACAGGCGCTTTCCTCTGGCCGGGAGATCGATGCGCCGTCGCTGCTGCGCAAAATGGACTTCGATCGCGTAGGCGTGCAGCCGCTGTTGGGCCAGGTTACGCGCAACCCGACGCAGTACGCGCGGGAGCTGGACCTGCGCGGGATTCAGGGAGTCGGCGAGCCGATCGCGAACCGCCTGAATGAACAGCAAGGCGTCATCGCGTCGAAGTTCCGCCAGGGCGCGGCCGGCGCGAAAAACCCCTACGAAGCCGGGCAATCGCTGGTAGCCCAGCTCCAGAGCAAGGACAAGGAGATGGCCGGCGATGTGCGGGCGGCTTACCAAGCATTCAGGGACTCTACTGGCAAAGAGCTTCCGGTCCCGCTCGACCCAATGAAAGAGGGCTACGCGGCCACTCTCAAGGACTTTGGCGACACCATCCCGAGCGCCGTTCGCAAGCAATTCGATGAAATCCTAAGCGGGCCGAAAGTTCCTCATTCGCACGGAGCCACTTCGGCGCCAGAGACAGCGCGCCAACTGGCCTATCGAGGCTATGAGGAAGCTGCTGCGCCAGTAGTGCGCACGCTATCCATCGATGACGCCGAGCGCCTGATCAAGACCATCAACAAAAACTACAACCCGGCCGATCAGGCGCAGGCCAAGGCGCTGGACGAACTGCGCGGCCACGTGCAGAACGCCATCATCGGGGCGACCGATACCGGCGCTGGCATGGAAGCGGCGACCCTTGCCAACTTCGCCCGCGGCAAGGCGAGCGAGCGATTCTCGGCAATCGACAGCGCGCCGGCACTGAAAGCGGCAATCAACTCGGCGGAACCGGATGACTTCGTGCGCAAATACGTCATCAACGGCAAGGTGCGCGAGTTGAACAAGATGGCCGAACTGCTTGGGGCCGACGGGCAGAAGACCATGCAGCAGCAGATGATGTCCTACCTGCAAAAGAAAGCATTCGGCGCCAATGCCGCAGGCGATGGGTCCGGGAAGCAAGCATCGTTAAATGACGAATTGACCAGCATCGGCAAGAACAAGCTGGAGGCCATTCTCGGCCCGCAACAGACGGACGACCTGTTCGCGATCGGGCGGGTGATGGCCTACATCCAGCAGCGGCCGGCGGGATCTGCGGTGAACGAATCCAACACCGGGGCCGCAGTGGCGAACATGCTGTCCAAGATCGTCGGCAAAGTGAAGGGCTCGCCCTACATCCACGACATCATCGTGAAGCCGATCGCGTCATTTCAGGAGCGGGGGCAGGTAAAGAACGCGCTTGCGGCGCAGCTTCCCGAAACGGCGGCCCAGCTTGACCCCCAGACGGTAAATCGCCTGGCTCGGATCATGGGGCCGGTGCCCCAATCGGCGGGCACGGCGCTCGGCTATTCGGTCAGATAGCGCCCAGACCCAGACCCAGAAGAGAACGCCAACTGCGCCAGCGATAGACCGCAAGAACGACCCGTCTTCCATTTTTCAGATTCTAAGCCGCCTTTGCGCGGCTTTTTCATTTCCACCACCTCAGGAGCACTCCACTATGAGCCGTCGCTTTCTAATCCCCCTGGCGTTCGCGGCCAGCCTCATTGTTGCGCAGCTCGCCCTGGCGCAGGTAGCGATCCTGAACGGGGCCAACTCGGTTGCGGCAGGCGCGATCGTCTCAGCCAACCGCACGGCCGGCGCCAAGACCTATTCGGTCTGGGGCAGCACCACCGCCGGCACAGGGACGGCTGTCGTCAGCATTGAAGGCTCGATGAATAGCGGCTTGAGCTGGGATTCCCCGCCGATTTGTTCCGTCACGCTGTCGCTTTCCACGACCACGGCGAGCAACGGCTGCACCAGCCAGGACAAGTACCTGCATCTACGCGGCAACGTGACTTCGATCAGTGGGACCGGAGCCAGCGTTTCCCTGACCGCAGGATTCTGACGAGCCGCCATGCAGCACTACTATTCAACCCCATTTCAGGACGTGCACGGCGAAGTGCTGGTTGGGCTGGTAGTGCTGGTCACGCGCGGGGCGACTCCAGGCGGGCCGGTCGCATCGCTCTATTCCGACAATGGGATTACACCCAAGGCCAACCCGCTGACCACTGACGCTCGCGGGGGGGTGGATTTCTACGCGGCCAACGGCGTCTATACGCTGAGCTGCCCCGGGTTCACGCAGGCCATCGAGCTTTTCAGCATCGTTGACACCTTCCCGAACGTGACCAGCCCGGTCAACGCCTCGGCGGGCGAGATGAACAAGCTCGTTGGGGTGACTTCCAATATTCAGGCTCAGATCAATGCCAAGGCCCCATCAGAGGTGACGTACGCCGCTTCAGGCGGGGCGGCCCTGATTGGAAACCAGCCGGCCGGAAACATCGCTGCGACAACCGTCCAGGCCGCCCTTAACGAACTGGACAGCGAAAAAGCATCGTTGACCGCGCTCTCGTCCTCTGGAGGAGCGGCAACAGTCGGTTATGGCTCTGGGACTGTTGCCGATGCGCTGCTGAGGATAGGCTCGCAGCCTGAGTCGGCTGGCGCTGTTGCCAATGGAATAGCGAACGACACTGCGGCGCTTCAGGCCACGTTCGATGCCTCAAATCACGTCATCCTGACGGCGGGCAGGACCTACTGCTTCACGAACCTGACGTTCCCGAACACGGCGGACTGGACCCTCGAATGCCCAGGCGGGCGGGCCACGCTCAAGTGCATCGCGGGCGGAGACGCCTCCTACGGGGTGGCCAGCGACAACTGGGTGAACAACGCCGGCTATGTCGGCAACCCGGTGCACATGCGCAACATCGTGTTCGACGGCAATGGGGTCTGCGCCGACGTGCACAAGCACATGAGCTGGAACTCAACGTTTGAATACGTGGAGTGGATGGGCGGGACCAACGACGGTTTTGTTCCAACTGGCGCCAACAAAGCAGGTAGCACCATCAGCAACACCATGCCGAACACCCGCATGGTGCAGTGCGCCGGGCACCACAACGGCCGCGACGGTGTCCGCACCGAAGGCGTCAAGCCGACCGACATCCAGATCGAGGGCGGCTACTACCACAACAACGGGCGCTACGGGATCAACCCGGCGACGTGCGCCGGCTTGCAGATGGACCCGGCGCCGCACACCTACAGCAACGGCACGGCGGGGCTGTACTTGCAGGGCTACGGTTTCGGCGCTGTCATCGACGGCGGGTATTTCGAGGATGCGGTGATCATCGCCAGCCTGAACGCCTCGGCGGCGTACCCGGTGCTTGGAAGCAACCGGCACCGCGGCGACATCATCTGCAACTTCGGGGAAGCCGGCGCTTCGGTGCTGCGCATCGTCGAGCCGACCCTGGAAGGCACGGCCAGGATCGTCCACAACAACAACAGCGCCACCAAGACCATCATCGTTGAAGGCGGGTCAAGCGAGAGCGCCACCCCGATTGTCTGGGGCGGCGACTTCTGGGCCGGCGTGGTGGAGTGCGACCGGCATTACGGGCATGGCGTCGGCGGCATGTTGGACGGCCGCCAGAGCGTCATGCTGTCCACGCACGCCGCCGGGCCGGCGCCCAATGAACTGATAGTCAACGCCCTGCCCAACAGCGGGACGACGACCAACTTCACCGTCACGATCACTGTTCCGGTGCAGCAGAACGCCGGGTCCGACATAGAGATCGATCTGGAGATGCGCTGCGTTTCCAACTCGTTCAACGACTTCGACCTGTACAAGGGCACGTTCTTCGCGTCATGGACCCGCAAGCAATCAAGCTCCGCGGCGATTCACTCCGCCGTTCTGGTGTCGGAGGTGGCTGACGCCTCCCCCGGGATCAGTGTGGCGATCGGCGGCTGGACCTGGGCCGGGAGTGCCGGCGAGATGGTGCCCACCTTCACGTTGACGATCACCCACCCGGCGCCCAGCGACCGCAACGCCAGCCCGATCAGGGCCGTGGTACGGGCGCATCACAGATTCACCACGGCGATGACCGCCGCCTAACTTCACCGGAGCACACCATGATTCGCAAACTCTCGCTTTTCCTTTTCGCCCTGATGCTGGCTCCATTGCTGGCGTTCGGGCAGGTCGTCACCAATCCGGGAATGACCGGGCTTCCTGCGGTGGGGGCAACGACGGCGTTCAGCGTTACAGCCACAGTGACCCGACCGGCCAACACGACGACCTACACGGCAAACGACGTGATCGGTGGCTCGCCTACGGCGGTGATCAGTCTTGCAAGCCTCGCTCCGAGCGGCTCCAGTGTTCTGATCACATCGGCGTCCCTGGAAATCGACGTTACTTCGATTCCATCGGGGATGACGAGTTTCAGGCTGTACCTGTACTCGGTCACGCCTCCGAGCGCCCTTGCCGATGACGCCGCGTGGGATCTTCCATCCGGTGACAGGGCTTCATACCTTGGCTATATCGACCTTGGTTCTCCTGCCGATCTGGGCTCAACGCTGTTCGTGCAGGCCGACCAGATCAACCGGCAGATCAAGCTGGCCGGGACGGGGGTGTTCGCGTATCTCGTCACGAACGGGGGATACATCGCTACGTCGGGTGCGGTCAAGATCATCACTCTATCCGGGGTTGTCCTGTGAGACGCAGGGATCTGTTGATCGGCGCGGCAGGAGGGGGGATTGCGGCGCAGTGTGGGGCTATGTCTCCGGCAGTGCGCAGGATTGTGTTGGGCAGTCGCAGGACCAATTACCTGTTTAACGCCAGCAATCGGCCCGCGTCGGCCTATGGCTCGCGTCGGCTGACTGGCGACTGGACGGGGGCCTTGTTCCGCGTGGTGAGGGCGTCCGACTCGGCCACCTATGACGTGGCGTATCAAGCCGATGGAACTGCGAACCTGGCGGGATTGACCTCGTTTCTGTCGGGTACGACAGGCGCCGTGGACCTGATCTACGACCAGACCGGAGGCGGAAATCACGCCACACAAACTACCGGCGCAAGCCGGCCAGTGGCGAATCTGTCTGTTGCGATCAATGGTGGTTTTGTTCCGACGTTCGCCAATCAGTTCATGACGCTTCCGGCAGGAGCGATTAGCGCCAGCACGCGCAATGCGCATGGTTTCGCTGTGGCTGAGACGCCGCTGAGTTTTGGCGTTGACAACGTGCTGTTCCAGATGGGGACTTCTGCCACCGTCGCCAGTCAGGGGACTTTGCAACTCCCGAATACGACATACCTGGGATGGGTGCGCGCAAATCCCGGCAGCGTCACGCAGACCGTTTCTCCTGACTGCCGTCCCAGCGTGTACGAGTACCACATGGGCACGACGGCGCAGGGCGGTTTATTCTTTTATCAGAACGACGAAACTCTGGCTACGGTCGAAAGCTCTACGAATGTCGCCTTCACCGGCGGGCAGCTAGGCAGCACGGCTACCAGCGGGCTCTACAAGGGCTACTTCTTCTTCGGATGTGCGCTGTTCTACAACGCACGACAGGACGCCGCAACCGCGACCGCCCTCAAGCAGAAGATGGCTAGCATGTTCGGGATCACGCCCGCACCGAGCAGGAAGCGCCTGATCATCGACGGGGACAGCATCGCGGGCAGCTACACGGCGGCCTTGAACTATTACGGGATCGTGCCGCAGGCGCGCCGCTCGATGCCCGAGTGCCGAATCTACAACATCTCGCAAAGCGGATTCCAGCTACAGAACACCGTCACCAATTACGCCAGCACTATCGGCGCGCTCCTGACCCGGTACGGTGGGGCGAATTGCGTGGTGGTCGAACAGCGCAGCATCAACGACATCAACATAGGCAGCCGCACCGGGGCGCAACTCATTGCGGACATCCAGACCGTGGGTAACGCCGTTACCGGCACAGGGGCTGTTTTTGTGGTGGCTGTCACGACCCCGGCCGGGCTTGGGGCGGGACCTGCCACTGAGCGTGCGACCTATGTTTCCTGGCTCCAGGCGAACGCGGCGGGCCTTGGCTGGCATCTGATCGACATCACCTCTGATCCGACGGTGGGCACATACAGCGCAGGGTACTACCCGGACGGCATACACCCGAATGTCGCCTGTACGGCCATCATCGCGCCGTATTGGGCTGCCGCCATTGGCCCGCTGTTATGACCTACCAAGCGTCTTCCTGTAAGCGCTTGAATCTAAAGCGCTCGACTGCGACTTCTAGGGCCGCAATGGCGCTGGCCGAGCCTGTGGCGGTGAAAGTCCGCTCGACCCAGCGCCCGTCGTCGGTGAAGCGCACGGGATGCTCTGCCAGCAATTCGCGCATCAAGTCGGCGTGCGCCGTGATGACCTTGATTTCAAGAGTTGCTTCCGCGCTCATGGCGTCAATTATGACCGGAACAGCCCAGAAGCCGGGCAACTGGTGCAAGCCATTTCCAAAGGGATAGAGCATGACCCCCCACGAGGACGACGAGGCTGCACAGCGGCCAGAAGGACGGAAGACATGACACCGCCGAGAAACGAAGACGAGCCACGCGACAGCGGGCGCATGCCGCTTGCCGCGGTAGCGATTGCCCGCTCGATTGATTTCAAGATACCGCTGGTTGGCGTGCTCGCCGGACTCGGAGCCATTGCCTACTGGCTGATCACCATGCAGATGCAGCAGCAGCAGATTTTGCAGGGCATGGCCGAACTGAAGATTGCGGTGCAGACCGGCAATAACCAGACCATCGCGAACACGGGAGAGCTGGCGATCATGAAGTTTCGCATGGAGAAAGTGGAGGCCGACCACGCCAAGATGCTGACGACGGGACCAACCCAGTACAACAAGCCGAGGGATGGCCGGGAGTGAGCACCTTTGACGACCTGATCGGCCGCGTGCTGGCCAACGAGGGCGGCTATGTCTGGAACAAAGACGACCCCGGTGGGGAAACGAACTTCGGCATTTCCAAGCGCAGCTACCCGGACCTGGACATCAAGGCCCTGACGCGCGACGGCGCGATTGCGATCTACCGCACGGACTTTTGGGACCGAGTAAGCGGCGACGAGCTGCCGCGTTGCTTCGCATTCCAGGCCCTCGACGCAGCAGTAAACCACGGCATCGAAAACGCCGTGCGATGGATGCAGCGCGCTGCTGGTGTTGCCGATGACGGCGAGATCGGGCCGGTCACGCTGGCCGCGATCGGACGCGTCAACCCGGCAGACCTGGTGCTGCTGTTCCATGCCGAGCGCCTGGAGTTTTACGCGATGCTCAGGAAGTTCGACACGTTCGGGCGCGGCTGGATCAGGCGCGATGCGAAAAACCTGCGGTGGGCCGCACAAGACAACTGAAAGGACGGAAATCATGGGCACGAAAATATACATCGGCACTCTCGCCGCAATCATCTGGGTTGCCGCGATCATCGGCAAACACTTCTGGCCTGATCTGGACACCGGGGCCATTGTCGGGGCGTGTTTCGCCGTGCTGACGGCGCTCGGGATATTCCACGTCGCCAGCGGCCCCGCAGACGCTCCGAAGCCTGCTGACGCCACACCAGTACCAGCCCAGCCCGCCGCGGCTGCTGGAGCCTCGCCTGTCAAGCCCGCGGAGGGCGGATTTGCTGAATGGCCGTTGCTGGTCCTGATCGCCGGGATTGTGGCGCTGGCGGGAGCGGTTTCCGGGTGCACATCCCTGAGCGATGCGGGCCATTCGTCCTACGCCTTTGAGCCCGTGGTCATTGACGGCAAGACGGCCTACAAGTTCACCGCCGCGGACGGCAAGGAATACAGCGCCCGCGTCATCAAGGCGAGTCTCATCGACGGCGGCTTCACGCTCGAAGTGACCGAGGGCGCCAGCACGGCATTCCAGGGGCAGGCGATCGCGGGAAAGGCGCTGAGTCTGCTTCCGAGCTTCGCGCCCGTCCTGCTGCCTCCAGGGCCGGCAACGCTGGACGTGAAGCCATGAGCCTGCTCGCCGCTGATGCCTATTGGCTCGCTGTCTGGGCGGCTTGGGGCGTCGTGCTGTAAGCCGGCCGCCAACTCTCAATTTCTCTCAACCACCGAAAGGAAAATCATGCACTACAGAAACGGCCGCGAGGCCAGGAACGGCGACAAGATCGTCAAACTGGAAGGCGGCAAGGTTGTCGCTTACGGCGTGCTGCACAGCGCGGTTCCGGGCAACGATTACTGCAACGGCAGCATCGCGGTGATTCAACCCGCCTCGGACTATGCCTGCATGTGCGACTGCCTGCACATCGATGATGTGGCCGTCGTGCTGGCGGAAAAGGGACTGGACAAGCGTCCCGTCGGCATGTGATGAACGACAGGTTCGACCTGTACCTGTACGACGCCGACAAGCCCGTGCGCGAGCGCCAGTTCTGGGGCACGCTGCGCGGCAGCGAGGTGCCGCGTGTCGGCGACCTGCTGGAACTCAACGACTTCTCGAAAGTTCTGCACCAGAAGTTCGAGGTCGTACAGGTGCATCGGTTCTACACGTCCGAGTCCGAGTTGCGCGAGCCGCGCGTCTACGTGAAGAGGATTGAGCCGTGAGGCCTTTATCACGAACGGGAAATTGACGTGAGCGCCATTCTCGTCCCTCACTTCGAGGTGCCCTTCGTTCCGGTGCTGAAAATTCAGGAACGCCCGGTCATCCTGAAGAAGCTGCTGGCGCCGATCTGGTTTTATTCGCTGGTCGTCAACGATTGGGTCGGCTCGCCCGCGGGGTTCGTGACTGACGGCTGCAGCATCCCGCGCGCGCCGCTGATCTTTTTACTCGCAGGCGGCAAAGCGGACGAGGCCGGGTACATCCACGACGGGCTCTACACGAGCCAGCGTTACCCGCGCGACGTCTGCGACCGGATCCTCCGGGAGATGGTCATTGCGATGGGCTACGACGAAGCCCTGGCTGACGATTTCTATTTCGGCGTGCGCGTCGGGGGCCAGAAGCATTGGGATCTGGTCAACGTCCCTCAGACGCCCGAAGTCATGGCCGCTTTGCTGCAGGGGAAAGCATGATGGTTGCCGAGCTATCCGCCTATGACCTGGAGCAGGGGTTCAAGCGTCCGATGCGTACTCGCGTGCGGCACACCTTCTGCGGTTTCGTTTCGATGATGCGCCTGACCGATGCGGTGAGCATGGCGCTCGACCCGGCCAGCAAGACGGACTGCTATTGCCTCCTGTGCGGCCGGCGCCTGCCGGTCAATCAATTCACCTGGCACGGCGACGGAGAGCCGGTCGGGTCCTGAACAGCCGATGGCTGTCTCCTCGGGCGAAAGCCCTTCAGCGCCTCGGCCTCACGGTCGGGGCGTTTTTTCTATTCCGCAAAACTCAAAAGGGCCGCGCCACTGCTCGCTCTGCCGATGGGCAATTTGCAATAATTGCGGAACAGATCGCGGCCTAAGTGCTTGATTTCGGCTCGGTTCCCGGTGGCCTTTTAATCCGTTGGTCACAAGTTCGAATCTTGTACGTCCTACCAATTGGCGCTGTTTTTAGCGATAGCGCACACTGACTAATTACTTCCGCTATTCCGCGACTTCCGCAATTCCCTGCCTTGAAGTGCGCTGCCGAACCACCAACGCGTGCGCGATTCGCAGCAGAAATTCCTCGCCGAAATCGCTCATTGCAACGTTCACCGCGACTGCGATCACCCGCACGTTGCCAACTGCATAGCCGAGATCGCACTTGATCCTGTCTATGCTCGGCGCCCAAAGCCTCCGGCGCACTCCGTCCGTGCGCGCAAGGTCGAAAGGTATCCCGGTGAGCATGCATCGCTTGTCAGATTGGACGAGTAGGCGCTCCACATCGGCAAGAGTCAGGTCGAATTGGATAGCGCGCTGCCGCGCACCTTTGCGGGCTCTACGGTAGAGTTCTCCGGCGGTCGCTACGATGTCTATGATCGGCCGCTTCGTGTGATGCGTGACCAAGTGGTATTCGGTTAGCGCCTGCGCCAGCGCGTTGCCAAGTGGAACTTCAACGCGCCTATTGCCGTCGCTGCGACTTAGATAGTAGTAAACGCCACTGCCGCGCTTCCTGGCCAGCATGCCGGGCGGCAAGTTCGCATTGGATTCAGTTCGTGCTCGTCCCATAGGTCACCTGATCGGCCTCACCTTTTTCCCGACCTTGTGGCGGATGTAATCGGCGGTCATTCCCTCTGTGGTATGCCCAAGGATTGCTTGTGCGGCGCGCGTTCCTTCGGCCTCGTCTGTCTCGGTGGCCACCTTCGCGCGGAAGTCCCGGAACTGGAACAGATCCTTCTTGACGCCGGCCCGAGCGCGGGCATCGTCGAAGCGATCGCGCAGCATGTGTTTGGACAGCGCCTTGCCGCTTTCGTTGACCAGCAGCGCCATCGAGTAAACCTTGTGCTCCTGCTCAAGCGTTTTCTTCCATGCCTTTATTTCCAGGAGCAGGGATGCCAGCAGCCCTTCGATCACGATGCGCAGCTTGGCCTTCGTCTTGCCCTGCTGCACCTCCAGGATGCCTCCCGGAATTTCTCCCCTGATGTGTTTCTCGCTCACGCGCAGCACATCGGCAGGACGCTGCCCGATGATGTCGGCCAGGCGCATGGCGAACTCCAGGGGCTTGTCGGCTTTGTCCAGTACCAGTTGCACCAGCTCGGCGTCCGGCGCGGCGTCGCGGCCTTCCTCGGTGTATCCGTGGATACCGGCGCAGGGGTTGGGCTTGCTGGTCATGCCCTCGCCGCGGGCATAGTTCCACACGTGCGAGAACAGAGCTTTCTCGCGGTTGGCGCGCACGTGGCCGATGTCGTCCGCGATGGGCTGCAACGGCCTGTCAGCACGCCTGCATTCCTCATTCTTGGCCTCGGCCAGGATGCGGGCCTGCTGCACGCGCCACTTCATGTACTGCCGGATGTGCACCGGCTCGATACTGTCCAGCGGCGCCGGCGGATCCCCGAAGAACTTGGCCAGCCACTCGAATTGGGTTTCATTGTCGCTCTGCGAGCGCGGCGCCTTGCCGGGCAGCACATCCTTGCGGTATGCCTTCACGGCATCCGGCCACGTCAGGACGGCCGCTGCCGGCGCTGGCCTACTGGTCAGTTCTGCCCACTTTTGGACCGCCCGCACGTAGTCGCTGCCCAGCGGGATCTCCTTGCGCGGCTTGGCCCCGGTGTCCAGGTAGTAGTGCACCATGTTGCCACGCGGCCGAGCGCGCATACCCTTGGGCAGGTTGCTCCAGCGGCTCGGCTTTCGTCCCATCGTTCTCATGCTCCGATCACCCTCGGTGTCCAGCCGCGCGCCGGGGCTTCCTGCTGGTTCTGGTGGCCCAATATCGAGGCCCGGGTGACCACAGGATGGCCGGTCGCGTTGACCCGGAAGGGAATGCCATTCTGCCTCAGCCATTCGATCTGCTTGCTTTTGCGCTTCCGGTCAGTGAGTCGCACCAAGTCGGAATCGTCGAGGAAGAGGCTTTCGCCGTTCATGGTCAGCCGATCTCCTTGAGCGCCTCGTCGCGCGCCGTGTTCAGCTCGGCCATCTTGGCCGGGTCTCCGCCTCGGTCGGGATGGAAGGCGCCGGCCATTCGGCGATACACGTCGCTCAGCTCGGCGCGGGTGCGCACGCCAGTTCCGAACACGTCGCGCCAAGTGCGCTTGGTCGCAGGCTGCTGGGCTGGCCCGTTCGCTCCCGGTGGCGGCAGCGCGGTGAATCCGGTGAAAGCAGCTTCGAGCATGTCCCCGGTGCCCCATCGGGCTATTCCGCGCAGCGCCTCGATCGTCTTGGCGATCGCCTGCATGTTGTGCTCGATCTTGTGCCATCTGTCGCAGGCAAATGACATCTGCCGCTTCTTGTAGAGGAAGTACACGGCCACGCCGGGATCATCCGGGGCACGCTGGCCAGCCAGCGGCAGGCCGTCCCGGCGCAAGGCGATGTTGGTGCTGATCACAATCTGCGGGTCCGGATAACGTCCAGCCAAACGCCCGACCTCGGCGACGATGTTGTCGCGCGCGCGGGAGAACGTTACATCGAACTTGGCAGCCTCGCGGTGCCAGCGCTCCGTGCGCTTGCGGCCGGCGGGCCATTGCAGTGGATAGGCTTCAGCGGTCATCTTTTCTTCTTTTTTCAGAGTGGCCAGCGGATGCAGCCCGCGGCCGCGCACCGGCCGCTGGACTGATGCGGTGTCGGCGCCGTGAAGTGCACGACGGAGCGGCAGCGCGGGCACGGGAAGGTGCCTTCCTTCTGGCCGGCGGTGGCCAGCTTGAATGCTTCGGCCATCGCTTTCGCAGTGGGGCCGACCAGGGCGGCAAAGGCGTCGGTGGTCATTCGGCCCACCCTGGGAACTCGACGCGTGGACGAACCTTGGGCATGCAGGCCGCGCAGCACCGGCCAGCGAAGCCGACGCGGCTTGTGTCAACGTCGGCGGCACCGCAGTACCCGCATGTGCGCAGCCCGGCTTGTAGCGCATCCCAGCTGTAAACGTCCGGTACTTTGTGGATTGCCAGATCGTCAGGCCCCCACACGCTCACGTCGGCCTCATAGCGGACGTACCCCTTTTCTCGCGGGTCGCGCGTTTCCACTGGCCCCCGGTCGCGCGTGAACACCATCGCCAGCAGCCCGTCGCGCCGCAGCCTCGCCGCGCTTTCGATAGGCTACGTATTCGTAGGTCGGCTCAGCGGTCCAGCCATCGGCAATCGCGGCATCACGCCACGCGCGCATGGCCTCAATCCGGTTCGGCCGGTTGCTGTACTTTTCGGGATGGTCGTTCATGTCTTCTCCCCAGCCAGCCGCCGAAGTACGTTCCAGCGCCTGCGGCATTCGGACAGGAAAATATCTGCTGCCATGAAGTCGCCGCGCGCTACAAGGTCGCAGTAAATCTTGGCTTGTGCTTCGCTCATTTCATTCCTTCCCTTGTGTCTGGGATGGTGGAGGTGGGGAGGCGAGCGCCGCGTCGTGCATAGCTTTAAGTGCCATCTCCTCCCGCATCTTGGCCCTTGGCAACTGGGTGTTGTTCCACTGCGTGACGGGGTGTACCTCAGCCATCTTGCGCATTGCCAGCGCATGACAGTAATCAAGTACCAGCTTGGCAAGAACGAAGCCTGCTGGTGCTTGCGGGGATAGCGCGGGGGAGGCAGATACCGGGTTCAGTTCATTTGACCGCGCCGGTTCCGTGTCTGCGACAGCACACGCGGCCCGGTACAGGGGGCAAATGATCTTGCGCGGCTTGTTCATGCGCTCCCATCGCGCCAGTTCGTCGGGCGGCGAATCCTCTAAAAACCCGGTCATGCCGGTTTCGCCGTGCTGCCACATCCATGCTGTGGGCGTTTTTTCCAATGTCATCTGCGAATCTCCCAAAGTACGCGAGCCACACCGCCTGTCTTGCGGCGCTCGTCGTCAATGAACGTCTGCTGCGCTGGTTCGCGCAACGCCTTCAGTTTCACGCTGGACTGCGCCCAGTCGCCACGCGGCTCTAGTTCCTTAACCTTGATCCAACCAGCTGCGCGCAGGCTTGTCCCGCTTTCGTCGGCCTGCGTGTACGTGATGCAGCGCCGGTAGCCCATCGCCCGCGCAGCGCGCCACACGGCCCCGTAGAGCATCGAATTGGCGTGCGGGGTGCCATCGGTGCAGGTCCGGTTCACTTCCAGCGTCAGCCCATCATCAAAGGATCGCGCGACCGGACGGCCAGCCACGGCAACACCGGCAAGCCCATGCCCGTTACGCACGCCCAGCGCGAACTTGCAGCCATGCGGCGGCTTGTTGTGGCGATGGTGGAGTTGCACAAACTCTTGCGCCTCGCGCAGCGTGAGCGGGACCACTTCGAGTGTCATTCGGGTAGAGCCGTCTTAGAAGCGCAGACACTGGAGGCACAGGTCAAATCTGCCTTCTGTGTTTGGTTCTGCTCGGCTTGATCTGCCTGGAGCGCGGCGCGAAGGGCGGCGATGGCGGCGTCTGCATCTGGGCGGATATCGTCGTCCAGTACCGTATAGCTTCCGGTGTCGTCCTCGTCTGCGCGAATCGCCTCCAGCACCTTCAGCGCCTGCTGTAGTAGTTCTCTGGTCATGGCTGGCCTTCCTGTTCGTGTTGCTCGCACTGCCGATACTGGTAGCGATCAAGGCTCATGTAGAGGCGCAGCGCCATCGCAGCGGTCTGGACGGCCTCCTTGCGGACATTGGCTGCGCTGGTCTTGTGCGGCTCGTAGGTCAGTTGCAGCATGTCCTTGGTCAACTCGCCGAACTCTTCGCCGAGCACGGCCAGCGCATGAAGCGGATCGGTGGGCCATGTCGGGAACTTTTTCGTTGCCTTTGCCAGTTCGGCCAGCACATCGCGCGCTGCATCGCTCAGTTCCTGCTTGTCGGGTGGGGCGGCAGAGGTTGGCGCTCCCAATTGCACTGGACCTTCGTGCAATGAAACGAACAGAGGCGGCGTGGTGTTTGGCACCGGAATAGTGAATCCGTGCGCCATGGTTAACTCCGCAAGGTTTAAGGCGGCGTCAATGAATTTCTGTTCCAACACTTCGTCTTGCATCATCGGTAATCCTTCCATTCAATGTCTGACGGGTCAACGACAACCCCACCTGATGTATCGCCGTTCCACCGCCCCATACGCACAAGTCCGGCTGATTCGGAACTGCAATACCCGAAGCGCCACTCCAGCGCACCTTTTTGCCGCCACCAATACATGCGGCCAGCAACGGGCCTCACAGCTCGCCTCCGTTAGCAGGGTTTGGTTCTTGCCCCTCGGGTGGGGCGGCAGACTGCGCAAGCACAGTGTCATTCTCAAAGCGAAAGCATCGCTGCTCCCGATTGCATAGGTGTGCAACACAAGGCAGGTGAGAGAACTGAGGCGTCAGGCATTTTTGCTCGGTATCGGGTGGGGCGGCAGGCACAGGAACGGCGTAGAGCTTGTGTTCGCCATCGGTCAACTGCTCGGAGCCGAGTTCCCATCGCACCAGAGCCGTGGCCCTGCCAAACACATCCGTACCGCCGCGATGTACCGTCGCTACCGGCTCTTGCGGCGCTACCTGGGCAGCTACCGGAACGGTTCGCAGATGGGCGAGAAGGGCGGAGCGAGCTGGCGTAACTTCGTCGCCCATCGTGTACTCGACGGCCTCGACGGCAGCTTGCAACCCGCCGATCAGCCGCTCGGCCTCTTTCAGCCATGAATCCATTGCTGGTGCTGGCGCTACCTGGGAAGCAAGAATGTCGCGGGCACGGTCCCACGCAGCTCTATTTTGATCAAGCCAAAGTGTGCGGCGCATGCTGATGTCGCAATCCCGCAATCGCACCAGTTCGGCCAGCACCGCCCGTTCATCTGTCATCGCTGGAGCTGCCTGCGCTGCTTGTGTTGGGGATGTCATGGAAGTCCTTTCATTTGGTTTTCGCGGTCGGCTCGGCTTCTACAGCGTCACTCCTTCATCTTCGGCAACGCACGCGGCCAGCAGGAGCCACATGTATCGCGCGCCGCGTTCTTCGTCTTCGTCGGTGTAGTAATTGAAGCCCGCTTTCTCTTGGTCACACCCGAGAGAGGCCAAGAACCGCAGCGCCGAGCACGTATGCCACGGGCGATGCCGCCAGCGCTTCCCATACACAGCCAGCGCTGTTGCGTGGCACGAGTACGTCTCGACAAGCAAGCCATGATTCGCTGCTTCCCACAGCACGTCAGCCAAAGGCCGAGCCGGTGTAGAAGCCTTACCGGCGCGGGCGGTCAAATCGGGGGAGCCTGCAAGCGCGGCTAGATCGCGGATTCGCTCTAATGCATGTTTCATGTTCCCGCCCTCATAATTGCGTCCATGTGGTCGCGAGCCAGTGACCGCAGCATTTCCCGGCGCTCTTTCACGCTGAGAATTTGCTTGATGTCGGTAGCCAGTTCCGCGGCCATGTGGTTCACCATGCGGTCGGCAAGTTCGCTTTCCAGCCTTTCCGCAACCTGCCGCTTCAGCTTGTCGGAATCCACCAAGCGCCAGCAGTCTGCGATCCAGTCGGCGGGCACCTTGAGGCGGCTTTCGTAATTCGGCATCAGCCATTGGCCGTCATGTACGAACTTCAGCACCGCCTTTTCTGCGGCGGTCTTCACGGCTTGTTCAAAATCGGTCATGATTTCTTTCGTGTTGGTGGGGTACTTGCGCTCAGCGGGCTACCTTCTGCATTTTTCGGGCTGCTTCACTTGGCCGATTTCGCCGCTGTGACGATTTCCGCGCCGCATCGATCCGTCTGCCGCCGACTCGTTCATAACGCTCGGGCTTCCAGTCATGCGCTGCTCGCTTTCCCCCGTATTCATAGGAGCGGCGCACCCGACATCCTCGGCCCCTGCAGTGGCTGATTCCGTCAGAGTGCGCGGCTCTTTCATTTGATTTCGAGCCTGGTGCTGCGAGTAGCCTTGCAGCCGGGCACATCCTGTCCGCCCTTAATCGCTTCAGCGATGGCCTTTTTGTCCGGCACTGGTTCAGGGATTGGTGGCTGGCGCATGAACTCGGACGGGATCAGTCCCGGCTCGTACACTTCGACGGCCGGCGGGTTCTCGCGCACGGCAAGTTTGAAGTGCGGACATTCGATCTTCTGCACGCCAGCGACCAGCATGCTGGTGAGCAGGTAATCCTTGATCCGGGAGGCTCTGTTTTCGATGGCCTTGCGCCTTGCCGTCATCTGGGCCTCGGCGTCCTTGATGGCTTGGGCGCTGGATTCGAGATTCCTCAGCACGTAGGCCGTGTTCTGCGCCTTCACTTCCAGCTCGCCGGACATGCCTTCGAGCGTGTCGGCCAGGGTGGTTTCGTCCATGTCCATGTCGGACAGCTTTTCCGCATCGGCGCGGTAGGCTAGGGCGATTTCGTAGAGGGATGTCTTCATGTTCTGCTCCAAGATGAAAGAACTTCGGCCAGCGGCTTGACTGCGCTGCTGGCAGGCGTCCAGCTGTTCGACGCGCTCAGCTCTTTGCGCTTTGCCAGATACTTGGCATGTGACCGCGCCTTAGCCGCCTTGCCTGCTTCGGTCTTGGCATAGGCGCGGTTCGCCGCTAGATGGGTCTTGTAGTCGGCGTACATGGCTAAGCCTGCTGTTCTGCCAAAGCGTGCGCGCTTTTGTGATGGGGCGGGCACAGCCATACCACGTCCAGCGGGCGCGTGTAATCTGGGTGGTGCCCTTGTGGCTTGCTGTCGCATTCAGGCACAGCACAAACGGGCCAGGGAATGAGCTTGCCGTCACGGATGGCGTTACCCACGGCTATGCTTGCTTTGCGCCGTTCTGGGTGTTTCGCCGCCCAGCGTTGCGCCGCGGCCTCGTGGCTTTCGGAATAGGCCAATGTCTTGGCATATTCGGCTCGCGCTGCAATGCGGTGAGCTTGCGAACTGCGCATCCTGTCGTAACTGCGCACGCGCTCAAGGTTGGCCTGACGATGCTGTTTCACAGCGGCCTTCGTGCATTCCTTGCACTTGGTCGGGCTGCTCTTGTAGAAGCCCTCGGCGGGCTTGTCTTGGGCGCAGTGCTTGCAGTACATCTTGCGACCTAGAAAGGGATATCGTCGGGCATGTCATCAAACCCGCTGGACGATCCGGCTGGCGCATGGCTTGCCGGTTGGCCCTTCGCCGCACGCGCCGGGCGGTGGTGCAGCCGTGCGACCATCTTGGCGAGCTGTTCCGGCTTTGTCTTCTTGTCCAGAATCTCGCTGGCCGTCAGCTCCGTTGCCGCCTGGAACATCCCGGCGATGACCATGCGCACGCCGACACCGCCGTCATTCTTCGGATAGTCTTCCGTTTCCAGCAGCAGGCCGATGGGCTTGTTGCACAGTTCCGGGAAAATCTGACCTTGTCGTGTTGCGTCAACCTTGGCGTCGTTGTCCCAATACTTCACGGTGCCGGGCTTGGGCGTGATGCTGCGCAGGCTCATGCAGGTCATGATTGCCATCAGGGCCTGATAGCCCATGATCTGTTCGCCGTTGGCCTTGGTGGTGTAGAGCGACAGGTTAGCGGTCTGCCCGTTGCTCTCGAAACGCAGGGCAACGCCCTTTGTCCCGGTCTGCGCCGTGATGTCTTCGGCTTGGGTGAAGGTGCCGATGTACTTGCCGATTTCATTGATGCGATTGCCGGTTTGGTCGGCTTTGCGCGCTGCTGTGGTGTCGAGGTTGTACATAGTGTTTCCTGTGTTGAGGTTTAGGCGGGAGCCGTCAGGTTGTAGAACTCGCAGATTGCCTTGTCCACAGCTGCGAGGTCGTTGGGGATATGGTCGTCAGCGAACATATCCATGGGACTCTTTACGGTGTCCAGTCCGTTGTTCTGCGTGGAGAACACGTACTGTCCATTGATGACGGCGGTGCGCAGCACGATCGTGAGCAGCCCTTCCATCGTGATCTTTTCATCCAGCAGCTTGCCGATGGTCTTCACCTTGACAAAGCCGCTTTCGTCTTGCTGGGTGTGCGCAAGGATGTAGACGCGCGTACCGGCGCTCAGTTTGCCTGCGGCCATGAGAATGTCCCATGCGTGCCGGGCAATTTCGTTGTACTTGGCGAACGCCGCGTTGCCGGTTTCCTGGTCGAGAATCCGGCGCATGAATTCGTTGGCCAGGATGTACTGGAAGTCGTCAATGACGATGATCGGCTTCTTGGTACGCTCCATCGCGCCGACGATTACCGGAGCGCTGTCGGTGACAAGAATCGAGCCTTTCGGGTCGGCCTTGGTGCAGGGACGCCAGTCCTTAGAACGGAACGGGAGCGGCTTCTTGACGGCCTGAATCAGCAGGACTTCTTCCGGGTTGAAATTGCGCAGGCTCGCCGTCTTGCCCGTTCCGCTCTGTCCTAGAATCATTGTTGCGATTGACATTTGTGTTCCTTGTGTTGGTCTGTGTTGAATGTGCGTACCCGGCTTCCCATTGTTCGCGGTCGCCAACCGTTGCTTGCCACTGTTGATGACTCATCGCTTCACTCGAACAGGTACGCCGGCCATTCCAGATTCAAAAGCGCGAACGCGAGGAACCCGGCAAAGACGAATACCGCAATACGAACGAGCCAGGCGTAGATGGCGTTTTGCGCCTGCTCGGCGGTTGGAATGGGCGGCTCTTGCGGTTCCTGCATGTGCAGGTACGAAGACTCGGCCTTGCCAGGGCAATACGGATCAGAACAATCGGGGCGCTTCAGGCACATGCCGCCACGTCCGCAAGGGCTGGCAGGAGCGGGGAAATGCTTGTCAATCCAGCGCTTGAGGCGCGAGGGCGGGATGTATTCGTCGCGGCCATCGTCGGTCATCGCGGCATAGAGCGGGCCGGCGCGGAATTTCTTGCTCTCGCTCATGATTGGCAACCCACGAAAACAGCGGCGATCAGCAGGACCAGAGCCGCCGTCTTGAGCGCCCATGTCTTCCAGTGGGTCGGACGGCGGTAGCAGTACAGCCATTGCGCTTGCTCTGTCGGGCTCTGGTAGGTTCTGCGGGCCATCTGGCGATGGTGGAGCGCGAGAATGTCCAGGGCGCTCATGCGTCCACCGTGGGTTTGTTTTCCAGCGCCAGCAACTGCGCCTTGCGCTCCAGCAGATCGGTGATGGTCTTGGTCAGCTCGGCGCGCGTCTCTTCGATCTTCTTGTCGATAGCAGCCGCCGCAATGGGGCGCGGGTCGAAGCTGTCATCAATGTCAACTTCAATGGTGTGCTCGCACACCGGAACGAAGTATTCGCCGCTGGGCTTGTAGGTGTGGAACGATGCGTGCTCTTCGTCGTCGTGCTCCGGTGTGTAGCCCAACGCCTCTACTTGGCGCTGACGCTCGGCCAGAACGTCATGCACTGACCTTGCCCAATCCTCGCGCTCGTCTTTCCGCCCCTCGGCGTATGCTTCGTTTAGGGCCGCATCAATCCCGCCGATAAACGCACCAGGGTCAATCCCACTGCCAAGGCAGTCGGTGCAACCATGCTCGCCTTGACTGCCAGTACCGCCGCAGGACTTGCATTGAATGCGCTCGCTGTAGCGCTCATCCAGAGCCGGTGTAGAAGCTCCACTCTGTACAGGCGCGGTCAGATGGTCACTCATACAAGCCTTTCAGCAATGGGTCTTGTCGGTTCGCCTGAACTTGCCGCTCAAGCTGTTGATGTTCCCTGCGCATCTCGGCCGCTGTCGGTTGAGCAACAATCTCGCGTGCAGATTCGTTAGCCTCAGCTTCGATTGCTGCGAACGTTGGCGCGTTGGGCGCTTCGCTCAGGTGCTCCCCCTCTACGTGTGCAAGAGCAACATGCGTGATGCCGTGGGCGTTCACGATGGCGCTCCGGTGATCAGGTTGTAGCGGGCGCGCAATTCATGGCGCTCACTATTCAGTACAAGGCGCTCCGACTGCGACAGGCCGTAGCCCTTCAGGCGTGCGGTGATGGATGCAATCTCGGCGAGCAGGTCTTCGGCCTCACCCGCCATAGGAGCCTCACTCTGACCAGCAATGGTCAAATCGGACTGCTGTTGTTCTTTCATTTCTGCTCCTAGTGTTCTATTGGGTGTGCTCAATACCCGCGCTGAGCGCTGATGCCGGCGAGCCAGATGCGGCGGCCGTACCAGTCGCCTTCACTGGAGCCGCCCATGACGCGATAGCCAGCGTCATCAACGGGGACGCCATCGAAGCCCGGCTCGAAGTGAACGACCGGGCCGACGCAGGTGTAGGCGCCGTGCTTGTCGCGCTGCGGATGCTTGGCCTGCTTGTGAACGCGCGCCTTCGGGAACTGCGGGTGCTGGCCGTTGTCCGCCCATGTGCGGTCCATGATCCGATCACGGCGGCGAAGTGCAACGCGGTCGAGCCTGTCGCTGCGCGCTGCCACCTTGGCATTCCACGCGGCGATTTCCGCAGCAGGCGAGATGACCATCGTCGGCGTGTGCGTGCGCCGTGCGCGGGGCTGGCTGCCGCCGTTGCCAAAGGCAAGACCAGCAGCGCCCATTGATGCGGCGACGGCGGCTACCAGCGTTGAGGCCATGCTCGGCTGGCGGGTGGTGATGATGCGTGCTTGTTCTTTCATTCTTCTCTCCTGTATTGGGTGTGCCGAGATGGGGGAGACTTCACAGGCGGTTTGGCGGCTGTGCAAGCTATTCAGCGGCCTGCGCTTTCAACTCTTTCCAAATCTGCTCGCGCGACTTGGGGAAGCCGTCCGCGCCCTTGTTGAACGGGTTGAGCGTTTGAAAGAACTTCATCGTCTGCTGGCGCTTCTTGCCGCTCGCGTCGGTCCAGCGCTTTGTCGCTTTATGTTCGACGCACTCGAAACTAATTCGCATCTGTCTTCCCCTTTGGTGGTGCCGTATCGGCGGTATGGATAGTTAGGCGGTTGCCTTGGCGATGGCTGCGCGAGCGATGTCGCCGTTCAGCGGCAAGCGGCGAAGTGCAATGCAGTAGCCGTGACTCTTGACGTGGACTTGCACGCATGACGGGTGCCCGTCGTCGCCAAAGCTGACCGTGTACTCCCGCCCGCCAACCCAGACGCATTGCGGCTCTGGCGCTTTCACCGGACGCGCTGCCGTCACGCTTGGCGCAACGTAGTCGGCCATCGGAATGCCAACTGCCATCGCGTGATCCAACGCGGCGAGCATCTTTGCTTGGGTTGCTTGCTGGTAGGCCATCTGATCTCTCCTGTGGGTTGTGTGTGTGGGTTAAGCGGTGGCTTCTACGGGCTTCCCGCCTTCCAAGGTGTAGAAGGTGTTCGGCTTGATGCCGTCGCGCCCGGCGATCCCGGCCCACACGGCGACGATGGTCCAGTTGCTGTCACGTTCCACGAGGAACAGCGCGCAGCCATCGGCGCCCATCGCGCGACCGGCATAGCCTGCAGCCATCGCGGCGCCATGCTTGCCCGTGGCCGATGCAGCACCGCTGTTGCCCGTGGCCGATGCAGCACCGCTGTTGCCCGTGGCCGATGCAGCACCGCTGTTGCCCGTGGCCGATGCAGCACCGCTGTTGCCCGTGGCCGAT